GTACTCTCTTGCACAATGTAAGAGAGTTTGAGGGAGAGAAAAGACTATGCCTAATCAGGGTTTACTTTCGAAGTTTATGAAAATGTTTGGAGGATACACCGGAGCTGGTACTACAGCTGGCGGGCCAGGAGGTTTTGACCTTGGACGTGAGGTTGCTATGTGGTCTGGTGCTGGGCATTCACAAGGACCGGGAGGGATATTTAATCCAGGAACTTGGATTGCTCCTGCTGCTAAGCCGATGACTGAGAGTTTACCAACGCCGATTCCCAGCGGAAGCCAGGGGGTAGCTCTTAACTCTAGTCAGGGAAACATGGGGCCTAGTAGAGACACAGCTATTGCGGAACGTCCTACTCAAAGTGGAATGGGCTATGCTCTTGAAGGAGTGTCTCCTGAGCCATCAAAATTATCTGACATGATGAGTTCAGTTAATAGTTTCTTTGCTAGTCCTAATACGCAGAAAGGCTTATTGTCTTTGGCCGAGATTGTTAATCCGAAGCTGCAAGGAATCTCGGATTTCGGAAAGATTATTGATAACATGAGTCAAAAGAAGGTTGTTGGAGAGACTCTTGAGGGTTTTGAAGAAGGCGGGGTTGGTGAGTTGGGGAAGACTCCTACTGATTTGGATAATAAGCAGCTTATTTCACGCACAAATCAGATAGGAGAGAGTCCAGAAGATAATCCAATGGATTTTGAGTCAGAAGAAAATGTGACTCTTCCAACTGGGCCTATGGATCTTGGGGGAGCTGATGCAAGTCAGATTAATTTAATTAAGACTGAGGATCTTCCACTGGAATCGGGTTCATCAAATCCTCAGTTTGAGCCTCTTTCTAAAATTCTCGGTAATCCTCCGAGCGTAAGTGCTAGCAAACCAATGATGACTGAGGTTACTCCGGGTGAAACTGTTTCTGCTGCTCCTGAGGCTGTTGTGGCTCCAGTAACTGCGCCAGTTTTCAAGGCTCCTACTCGAGCAGAGATAGAAAATCAACCGGGCTATCGTGGACCTAAGACTACTACTCAGGAAAGTACTCTTTCTAAAAATGCCCAAGACACTGCAACTGAGTTTCTCACAGCATCTTATAATAATAGAGGATCTGAGGCATTTATAGAAATGTCTAGTAGTGAACAGCTTGACTACTTAGAACGATCTCTTCCTAACTTATATATTGATATGGATTCACAAGAGCAACTTATAACCAGGAAAAAAATTAAACAGGTTATAGATTTTTATCGTAGAAAGAGGGAAGGAGAGTAAAATGCCGGAAACAACTCTTAGCCAAATGATCAAAGAGATTCAGACCACTCCGACAGGGAGGAAGATAACTAAGTTTCCTGATCCGCATGGGCTTTCTCCAACGGATTATCAGAATACTGTTAGAATGGTCAGTGACGTTGTTAATCAACAAGAGAATGCGCCAAGGCAACAAAGGATCACAACAATACTTAATGCGCTTAAGGCACAGGAGACTCAGCAGCATAATGTAAGTACTGAAGGGATTGCTCGACAACGGGCTGATGATTATAAGAGGAGCGTTGACGCAGCTGAACGGAGAAATCAGATAACTCAAAAGCGTCAACGCTTCCTCTATGATCCAGTGGAAGTAAAGGGTCTTCCAGAACAATACGCTGGAATGCTTCCTGAAGGATTTAAAGCTCCTCTCGCATGGCAGTATAATGTGGGTGCTGCATTAACAAGAGCAAAGCATGCGTTTAAGCTTAAAAATCTGTCTGCACAGCAGGGTAATAGTATTAAAGTTTGGGCTGCAAATACAAATATGGCTAAGGATTTTACTGGAATGCTAACGCAGCTTACCAGACTTAAGGACTCAAGTGGAAATGATTTTTGGAACTTTATGCAAACTTTTACGAAGGGGAAGTCTCAACTTAGTATAGACCTTGCGACTCCACAAGCAAAAGCATTAATGAATGCTAAGCAGAAACAGGGTGTCATTAAGTATATAAGAGATCGAATATCTTTTTATGAGGCTAATGCTGATATGCTTCAGAAGGGAGCTCTCTCAGATATTTTTACTGAAGAAATAGTTAGGAATAAAGATCTTCTTGACTCAATTGCCACTGATCCTTATCCTAGTAAGTATTTGCCTGATGATATTAAGATAGGTGCAGAGGATGTTGAGCCTAAACCAGTGTATGAGACTGATAATCCTAGCCATGTAGATAGCATGTATGAGAGACTTATTGGAAATCTTGATGGAGAATAACTATGCCTCGAACAATGACACTTGAGGATCTTCGGAAGGATGAAGAATTCAGTTCTGCTTCTCCTGAAGATCAGCAGGAATTAATTGGAAGAATGAGGTCCGGAGGATTTCTTGCTGATCCACCGACAGCGGTGCCGACGGCTCAGCCTGTTCAAGCTTCTCAAGCTCCTCAGACTGAACAGATCACGCCCATTAATCCAGTTCAGACTGCTGTGAAGCCTACGATTAGTCCTAATGCTCTCACTCTCGAAGACCTTCAGAATGATGAGGAATTCAGAGACTCTTCTCCGGAGGATAAGAATAAGTTAATCGAGAAGATGAAAGCTGCAGGAATTCTTCGAGACGTGGGAACATTCGAACATTACACAAGTACGCTAATGCGTGGGATGACTGGGCTTGTTAGTGGGGCTATGCAGGGAGCGCCTTATCTGGCTAAGTCTCTTCCGAAGCCGGAAGTTTCATATGTTCATGCTGCTATGAAGGCTATGCAAAGGGAGGTTCCGGAGGAGATCAGGCCCGAAGAAACCGCAATTTTTAAAGCGGGTCAGCAGATGCATAATTTTATTCAAAAGCATTATGCGATAGATCCAGAAGAAGCTAAGACTCTTATTTCTGAAACAGTGGGAGCAGTCGGAAGTGTAGTTGGTTTTCTTGCAATTGGAATCATTCCATATTTAGGTTCAGCATCCGCAATAGCAATGGGTGCCTTGGATAATGCTTACATGAGCCGCGTTAATGCAGCAGCGAATATGGCTCCTGAAGAGAAACAAGACGCAGCAACGTTGTGGGGATTTGGGACTGGGATGACTGAGGCTATTCCATTCATTCGTGGGATTAAGCAGGCAGTTACACGATTCGGTGAGTCGGCATTAAAGAGGGTCTATCATGCATTAAAGAGTGGTTTTAAAGAAGAAGGTTTTCAAGAGGGAATCCAGCAAACTGCAGATAATGTAGGCGCAATTCTTCTTTATGATAAAGATCGGAAGCTCTTCCAAGATGCATTGAAGAATGCTGGAATTGGTGCAGCAATTGGTGGACTTTCTCGTGGTCTTCTTAGTGCAGTCTTTGGACATAGATGGAAGCGGGCGAGGAATATTAATGATTTGTTTGATCAGAAAGTCCTTGATCAGGCTGATGAGATTTATGCAGCTACTAATCCTGGTTCAAAAGGAAAGCCAAGTCAGACTACTTATATGAAAGGCTCTGATGGAGGGTTGGTCGATATTTCAACCGGGAACACTGAAGCGACGCAGGAAGCAATTGATGTTGAGCAGAATGAGAATATTGCTGCGGCGGTTGAGGATTTAGCAGCGCAGAGTGGAGTTGAAGTAAGTCCTCTTATTAGTAGTATTCATAAGGCGCTTAGGGAGGGTGGATTAGAAGAGGGAGGGACTGCGACGCCTTCTCCTACTCTTCAAGAGCTAAAGGCAAAGGGTTATATTCCAATATATAGGGGTGCTGGAAAGCGTGGATATAAAGAAGTTAAGTCTACCGAAGGCGGTGTGCTTGGAGATGGAGCTTACTTTTATACAGAACCTGGGCCAGCGAGAAGCCATGCTACTACAGATGGTGGAGTTATTACGGGATTTATTAAGTCGGAAGATGCTAAAATACGGGGTAACGTGGCTGTAGTCTCAGATCCAAGCAAGATCATAATAAGGGGGAAAATACCAGTAACGGAAACTCTGGAGGGTGGCCAAGTATGGACTGATAGAACTGATCAAGCTTTAGAAGAGGCGGGTGCTCCTCCGACTCCTCCTTCTCAATCCGGAGGACCACGAACCTCTGGAGTTGAAGAAACTCGAGCAGCTGTTGGAACAAGTGACAAGGGTGCTCTTCCTACGTTGGCGCGTGTTCGAACGGCTGAACACATATTGAGATGGGGTGGAGAAGAAAGCACACTTGTTTTCGAGGCTGGAAGAGATCTTATTGGAACTAAGCAACGAGACACTGGTGTATTTCTTGACCGATATTTTAAAGCAGTAAAGGGAGCCACGGATGGAGAGAAGTTTGTAACTCTGTTGGCTCTTAATAATTTTGAATCTGTTGCGGATCTTCCAGCGAATTTACAGAAGGATGAAGCTTTCGTTAAAAGATTCGAAGAGACTCGTACACTTCTTGGAGACTTCCACCAATACATGGTTGATAAAGGTCTTAAAGTTGGATATCTCCAAGCCTTTCTTCCTCATGTTATGAATGCTAAGTATTGGATTAAGGATGGTGAACGGTCTATTCCAGCTCAGTCATTGAATGAAGCTGATGCAATTCTTCGAGGTTTTAGTGATCCAAATAATACAGATCTTTTTAATCCAGATGCTAATCCTTCTATGTGGCAAGAGACATCTGTTGGTGCTGATCCTGAGATGACTCTTTCGAAAGGGAAGTTTTATAAACTCCTTGGCGATTTACAAGGCGCGGTTCGAGATGGTCAGGGGAGTGTGGAGATTCTTTCGAGCGAAGAGGTTAAGGACGTTCTCAAGGGCGTTGTTAGACCGGATTTAGGGAAGAAAAGGTTCTTCGGGAATGTTCTTGAGAGAGTTAAGGATAATCCGCATTTCATTAAAGACCTCGATACAATAATGGAATTCTACTTTTACGGAGGAGTTACTAAAGCTGCTCAAGATCAGTATCTTACGGTTTCTAAAGAGATGCTCAGCAAGATGCCGGAGGAGAAAAGTGGGCTGAAGAAATACATCACAGATTTGTATGAACCAAAGCTCCTTGGTCATCCAAGTGATTTCGAGAAGAACGTTGCGAGATCAATTAATCGACTGAGTAATGCTAATATCAAAGGTCACAATCTTCTTCCAAGGAGAGTGCAGAATATTCTGAAAGATGTTGAGGGAGCTGATCTAAGAAACTGGGTCCGGAAGGTTAATAGAGTTCAATATTTGTTTGATCTTGGTTTTGGTGTAGTTGCCTCACTTGTGAATGCATCTCAGATTCGGAATACAATTACAATGGTTGGCTTTAATTCAACGATGATTGGAGCAGCTAAAGCTATTAGGGCGAAAGCGGGGAATAAAGCCTATAAGAGAGAGCTCTCTGAAATGAAGGCTCTGACTGGGATTAGCCCATTCACAGGAGAGGTTATTGAGCGTGGAGGTGGTGGGCAGACTTTTAAAGCTGGAATGTTTATGTTCCAGAAGATTGAAGATTTTAATAGGATGACTGCTTATTTCGCTGGAAAGAATTATGGAGAGAAGAAGACTAAGAGCGGTCGCCGTGATGCGAAGAAGATAGCAGAGAGCTTTGGTTATGATTATGGGAAGTTAGCAAACTTAGCAGATCAGTTTAATTCGACGACTAATCCAGTTGAGAAGAATAAGATTCGTGAAGAGTATTCTAAACAACTTGGTTTTGAAATGGTTGATAAGACACAGTTTAGAACTGGCCGTGAGAATATGCCATTTATTCTTAATAATGAGTATGTTCGCTTGATCTCACCTTACAAGGGCTTCATAGTTAAGCAGCTTGCTTTTGAAGCTCGTGTTCTTGGCGATGCATTTAGGCATCCTACTTATGGAGTTCCACGTGCCCTTAAGATGATAGCTCTGGCAAGTGCGTTAGGTGGAGCAGTGATTAGTCCATTTATCGCTTCGATTTATCATGGAGTAGATTGGTTAGCGAAAGAGGAATTTGATTTCAGTACAGATGAGTGGCTTAAGAAACAGGGGCTTTATGAAGGAGTCACACCAACGATTATTCATAAGTTGACTAAGACTAAACAAACAGTTGAAGGATCAATAAGGATCATGGTCCCGACGAAGCCGATTGATGTTCTCGGTCGGTTTGGGAAGACAGCGTTTTACTTAGAAGAGTATGCAAGAAATTACATGAGTGGTGTTAGCGACTTCTCAAAGATTGCGAAGAGTGATGTTAATTTAAAGAAGGCTGTTCGTCAAATTCAACCTGGAATCGTTCAGCGTCTTGTTGATGCAGTGAAGATTTTTAAGACTGGAATGTATGAGTCACCGATTACGAAATATCCAGTTAATATTACCCCCGAAGGAGTTGAACCTGGTTCGATGGAAGCGATTAAGTATGGGGTTGGTAGACTTCTTGGAACAATGCCGAGTGAGGTTGCGAAGCATTTTGACGCGAGTGAGCAAGCGCATTTAGTCTTGGATGAGTATAGTGAAGCATATAAAGGTTTGAATAAAGCGCTCATTGCTGGTGATTTGGATACGGTTGTACGTGCTTGGGCTGATGCACAAGATATGATTAATAGGAATATTCAAAGTCCGAACATAGAAGTAAAGCTCCGCGCTGTCATGATGGGAATGTTTCTCTATAATTGGTCAACGAGGATTTTTACTAAAAATGGTTCGTTGATGAATGAACTTATGAGGCAAAGATTTCCAAGACAGTGGACTGAATTGAAAAGCCTTGCCCCAGTTGGAAGAATGGAGTTTTTGAGGCAGCAAATGCTTAGACCTGAGAAAGAGGGAGAGGAGGGAGGCTGGACTACTACGTCCCCTCAATATAATTATGCTAATCCTCCAGCTCCTCCTTCTCGATCCGAGGAGAGTCAATAACTCCTATCTTCGTTAGTGGACTTGTAAGTGCCTCAATCACGGCGGTTGAGGCATTTGCATTCTTACGATAGATTGAGCTGAGAGCGACTGAGATTTCATTAAAAGCATCAGCAAGTTCAAGCGGCGTTAATGAGTGTTTCTCACAGAGCTTCTCAATCTTTGTAGTCCATTTGCGAATAGTCTTTCCAATGTTCTTAGAGGCTTGTTCAAGTGTGACTTCTGCAGAGGTAGTATAGAAGTCGCATTTTCCTGTTTCTGGCTTATGTTCAGGGCATCGAAGAACGTGAAGGTTGATGGAAGCAGCCAAGAGTGCGATGTTATTGGATGATTCGAAGTTCATTTTAGCTCTCCTCTTTAATGTTATTAAGTCCATCTTTGTAATCAGTGGTTGATCCATTAGATGTACCTTGTCTGGTTGACGCAGCCAAGACATATCCATACGTAGCCAACCAACGTGCATGACTATTCCCTCCCCGCGCTAATAGCGTAAAATTCAACTCCTTCATACTGGACCTTGCCATGTTTGCCGCTGAGGATTAATGCGAGTTCTTCCTCATTCGTCACAAGCATGTGATCATGATCAGCAGTGAAGAAGACTCGGTGGACTGGGATGAGTTTCTGGAATTCTCCAATCTCGTCAGAGTTAACTTGAGTTAAATTGAACTCAACTTCTCCATTAGGATTACCAAGCCCAGGATCATCACTCATTACATAGACTATGCATTCTTCAGGAATGTCAACTTCAGCAAAAGATACGGTGAATTTATTAGTCTCAAATATGTAGTCTTCAAACTCATCTTTGTTTATTAATAAATCAGTTGCCTGTACACGAAGAGTTGAGTTAACAATAACACTAAACATCTTAGGTCCGAGAAATAGTCTGTCTAATCTACCAGTAGGCCAAGCATAACCATAGACTGTTCCATCGAAGAGCCAAAGTGCCATTATTCCTGAACCACTTGTGTTCGTGATTGGTTTAAGTATTGCTTTTTGCGGAATAGGGAGATTCATTTGGATTTCCTCCAAGGGTTTCGTAAATTTGGTTAAGGTATTCTACTAATTTGTCTAAGTCAATTCGAGCCTGTTTGGTACTAATACCTAAATTAATGTAAGAGCAAAGTTTAAGAGAAGAGGATGTAAGTCTTTTAAGATTAGGGGCTTCTGTGGAATTGGTAAGTTCATTTCTTAAGTCCTCCATTTCCATTTGAGCCACACCTAATGTGCGTATGGCATGGTCCAGTTTAGTAAGCTTAATATATTCTGCTGCATCAGATAGACATTTAAGAGAGTTATTTATTAAACATAACTTTCTTGCATCATTCTCAAACTCTCTTACATTGTGTAAGACAGTTTGTTCTTCAAACAGTGATTTATTTAGCTCGTAGTTATGATCTCTAAGAGTCTTTCTTTTCTCTTCAGCTTGCTTAATCCGCTCCATCTCACTACGTACAAATCCCCGGACTAGTTCTTCTAATTTAACTTGGGCTTTTAGCTTCTCTATTTCTTCAGCCAATTTTAGTATTGCATCTTCCATCTTACTTCCTCCTATCAAAGACTAAAAATTTCCCACCATCCTTGACTTCTCTTCTAATCTGACCAGTTTCAACCAACCCCTGCAAGATTCTTCCTAAGAGAAGTGGGTCACTAACATCACTGATAAATCGTTTTATAAAACTCTCATACTTAACTCCTTCTTCCTTATGTTTCTTAATAAATTCAGTCATTTCATAAACCGTATTCGCATCCTTCGATGCTCCATAACCTCCGAACGCATGGTGCATTACTTCTTCTGCTGAACCGAGAACTGCAGCAGCGCGTTCAAAGTCCTCAAGGATAAGCTCCATTAAGCTTGATCGAGAGGCGCTAAGAATCATGCTGATCTTAAGGAGATGAAGTGCTCGACGCTTCTCATAAGGATCAAAGATTTTGCTTTCCCTCAAATGTTCAGGGGGTTCTTGCGTTTGATACCAGTTATCGTAAGCTTTTCGATATTCTTTCGTCGCGTGGAAGTCACCTTTCATTAGTTTAATTTCATTAAGATCGCTGATTAAGCGTTTCCTAAGATCAGAGATTGATTCACTTACATCTGTATCAAAGATTGAAATTTTTCGTGCTCGATCACGAGCGTAGATGAATAGGGTTCGGCTTGTGAATCCGCCTTCGATAGAGGAGCGTGGAAGGCTTTCACGAATTAAAGTCGGCGTTGTTGCGCCAATTAATGTGAGCCAGCCATTATAAACTTCCTCCTTTCCTCGTCCGATAGTTTCGTAGTCTCGATGATCCGGGCAATCATATAAGTCACATAGAACATCGAGCAACTCACCCTCTTGTCTTCGAAGGAAGACGGTTAATTCTTCGCTGAAAATTGTCATTGAGCTGTGTTCAATCTGCTCTCCGCTTGGCATTGAAACATTCTCACGAGTTTGAGTTAGCTGGAGGAATAGTGCCTGCAATGATCCGGAGGTTGACGCAAGATTTACTCCAACACTGTCGAGCATTAGTTTAATCGGCTTAAGAGCAGTTCCTTTCCGCGCTCCCGAAGGCCCAACAAGAACGAGGAAGAGATTTGGGTAGATTACTAAGTCAGGTGAAAAATAAAGTCGGCATTTTCTCTGTAGAGCACTCGCAATGCATGCTATTCCTGCCCAGGCTCTAAAGAGATCAGAGCTTTCTGAGTTCTTCGTATATATTAGATAGTTGCTTAGCCAATCCTTCAGAGTTCGAGGCATTTACTTCAACCTCCTTCATATCACGCATGTTTAAGCCGACCTTGAAATCAGCAGGAATGATGAATTGAGTGCCTTTCCACGAAACTGGCGTTTCGAGGTTCATCTTTATTTCAATAAGTTCACATGCCAGAAGTATCCACTGAGCATGGTTATTGGGTGCTGGTGATTCAAAGAGAATAGAGTCGTGAATTTGATTAAGTAAAATTATGTTATTGTATAAAGCATCATGATAATAAATCGGCTCAATGCCTTCGTGATTAATCTTATGTGCAACAGTTGATTGTGGGATGTAGGAATAAGCTTCTTTAAAAAGATCTTCGCTTAATCGACCAAGAAACAAACGCTTCTTCCCATAACAATCCGTGAGGAAGCGTGTTCGAGAAACTTCATCCTTGACCCACTGATGGTATTTGCGGATTCCTGGATAAGCACGATGATAACCTTCGACAATTATTTTAGCTTCACTCTCAGGCATTTCATATTGAAGTGCGAAGCCTCTGTAAGAGAGTCCATAGTTGAGTGAATGATTAGCTTTCTTCCCCCAAAATCTCTCGCTGAAAGCTCCTCCTGCAATAGAAGAGGAGCCTTTCTCATCGCTGATCTCCTCAGTTGGTTTATTAAATATTCCACTAGCCGTGAGTCTATGCACATCAACGCCATCAAGAAAGGCTTGTTGCATCTTCGGTTCAGGAGCGATCTCTGCTACATCCCGGTTTTCGGCTTGGGAGAGATCAACGTTAATAAGTAAGCATCCGTCATCGGCAATGATGTATTGCTGCATTTCTGGCGGGAGATTTTGTACGTTTGTCCCAGTTCCAAAGATATTCGATGAGCTGGAGAGCCGTCCGGAAGTAGTACCAACAGGATTATAGGAGCACCTGAGTCGTTCATCAGAGTCAAGCTGGACATCGAGGTAGGTTCCTTTGAGCTTTTGCAGATGACGGATTTCCAGTAAAATTCCCGCTTCCTTAAAACCTTTACGGCTGAGTCTCTTAAGCGCCTTCTCATCCGTCGTAACGCTCTGCGTACGTTTCCCACTCTTATCTTTAGTTGTTTTAACATAAGCCTTTAGTCCTTTTAAGACGTAAAAGTGATTAGCGATTTGAGCAGGTGAGTTAGGATTAATTTCGTAACCAATGGTTTCGTTTAGTTCGGTTGATAATTCTGCGAGCCCGAGTTCTGCATTAGCGCTCGCTTCACGTAATCCTTTCACATCTACTTTCATCCCATGCTCTTGCACGAAGGTGAGGGGTTCGATTAGTCGAAGACGGTTTTCATAAGCAGGAATGTTACCTTGCTTCTCAAGATCCTTAATTACTTCAGGATAAATATCTAATGTGGTTGCTGCATCGAGTGCATTGTAGTTCCAAAATTGTTTCCATGAACCTGTTTGAAGTTTGAACCACGTTTTACCTTCGTCTTTGTAATAGGGCTGACGAGTGTGGATGGAAGTGAGGAAGTCAAGTCCTTTGGGAAATTGGGGATGAGAGATTCCAGCCGCAATCATTGTGTCACCAATGTTGCGAGTTATTATTCCATACTTACGGAAGAGAAAGTGAGAGTCAAAGAGGATGTTCTGGCCGATTTTTTTCACATTAGGATTTTCAAGCAAGCGTGAGATTGATTGCCAGATTTTAGCTTCATTCTCTGAGGACCAATAGTTTTGCCAATCTTCAAGGAAAGCTATAGTTCTTGAGCAAATTACTGAAGTAGGAATTTTAAATGGTCCACCACGTTGCTCAACCCAAACATTATCATAGTGTGCAAATGCAATGCACGCAACTTCTCCTCGCATTACCTCAATATCGTAAGAGACTTGTTCTTTGTATTCTAGTTCTTTTATCCAGCCTAAAGTATCATTTATAGAAAACCATTTGTCGGGGAGCATAATTTGATATGGTGGTTTGATGACTTCAGGAAACTCACTCTCCTCACGAACACGGTTGAGATCTTGCATAATATAGTATTTGTATAAATATTGTCCTGGAGTAGCGAAAGTGGTTTCTTCATTCCTTCTATCCCGAGATAATGCAGCGCTTGGATGAATAATAGGGATTACTTTAATTGGCCGGCCAAGAAAATCACTTTCGTAAATTGATCCTCGTCGTTTAGTTATTTTAGGTAAGTTACAGAAAACCCACATAGGAACATTCCCACAAAGAACGAAGACGTTAGCAGAGCAAGTTTGAAGTTCTTCTTTAAGAAGCTCAACATAATAATCAAATTCAGGAGTTGTTTTAGCTTCCCCTTTCTTATTAAATGTGATGAATTTACTGATGTTATTATTCTCTGGTCGCTCCTTAACAACATTAGTAATATAAATCTGTTTACGATTTAGGTAAGAACTAACAAGACATTCGTTCAACAAGCGTCCAGCTGGTCCGATGAATGGCTTTCCACACTCTTCCGGAGAGAGTTTAGGAAAGTCCGATCTTTGTTGGTCTGTTGCACGGACTTCCATCTCTCCAGGAGCTTCGCCAATGATACATATTTGGCAAGTTTCCTTTGGTCCTTCTCCGTAGACGAGAGTTTTAGGCATAGCTTTCTCCAATGATTAAGGTAGTACTGTCTTGCATGATGTAAGAGAGTTTCAAGAATTATCAATTTTCTTTTCGAGTCTTTCAATCTCTTCTATCATGTGATTAGTAAATCCATCCATTTCTTCCCGCATCATTTTTATAGTAATTCCTGTATCATTTTTCCACTTATGCTTAGTATGTGGAATAGAAAACGCTTGAAAGCCAAGATAATATAAAAGTTTACTATTCATCATCACTACCTCCCACTAAAATCTCACTTGCATTAGGAATTTCAAGTATGCTTCTTGCTGTGAATGAGGAGATTATGTGCCAACAATCATTGCAATAACACGGACGTTTTCCTTCATACTTCTTACTACATTCAAGACAAGTGTGTTCTTTAACCTGCATTCTTCGTGGTCGAGCATAAGAACGATCAAGGGGCTCGAGTTCATAATCAAAGAATGCGGCGAGTTTGCGCCAGCTTTTGGAACGTTTATTAGTCATCACCAAACTCCCTCTCCGCAAGTCGTTGGAGGAATAATAACTTCATCTCCGTTTCAATCTCGTAGCCAAACGCGCTCATCCCGACTTCTCTCGCGGCGATGAGAGTGTTTCCGCTTCCAAGAAATGGAACCATGATGCGACTAGTTTCCATGCAGAATGTTTGAAGGATTTGTTTAAGAAGCTCGATTGGTCGCTCAGTTACATGAATGCGGTTGTTGCTTGGAATCGTTGGGTGGAAGAAAGTGTTTAGTCTTCCACCTTTATTGAGCATCGCACGGCCCTTGGTCATGTAATAAAATTGATCCTGAGCACAAGCAAGATGATAACTGGGCGCGTTGCAGATTCCATTTGGCTTGATCCAGAAGCCAGGATTACGCGTGCCACGGAAGCCGACGAGTTGAAGTTCATTAAAGACAACTTCTTGCCAAGGCTCATTCGAGAACCAGACAATGATCCAACAGTTATCGCGTAGGACGCGAAAGCATTCTTCGAAAACCTTCTTAAGGAATGAAACATATTCATGCGCTGCGATCTCGTGGTAGAGAGAAGTTGGGCCTATTGTTTGCTCAGCGTTCTTGCTCCTCCGGCTGCTTTGAATATCAATTGCGTAAGGTGGATCAAGTTCAATGAAATCCACACTCTTGTCGGGGACTTTCTTGACGAGTTTAAAGAAATCTCCTGTTATGAATGCATCGCTTAAGTAACGCTTTGCTTGATCATCTTCGAATTCATTGTTTCCGCTCATTGCATTAATCGCACGAACGCGATGTTCAAGTTTTCTCATAGTGTTCATAATTTCAAGCTGTGAACCAGCGCCTTCAAGTTCGGGAAACATATCAACTGCGTCAGCAACATGAACATGGCGAGAGATAGTTGCTTCTGTTACACCGAGCATAGTTGCGGTGTCTTTCATAGTCCATCCGCATCCGTAAGAGACTTGATCAGGGTCGATTCCACGAGCTTCGAGTTGCAAGCAATGGATGTCTCGGGTTAAGCGAGCTTCTTGCGCTGGTGTGAATTCCTTTCGACGGAGGTTTTCAGCAAGCTCAATTGCTTTAATCTCAATTGCGTTAATATCTTTACGGACTACGTGGACTGGGACTTCAGTCCATTGGAGTGAAATGATTGCACGAATCCGTCGCTCGCCCGCAAGGAGTCGCAGAGTCCCATCCTGATCACAGACGACAGGGAAGTGGAGAAGTCCTTCATGTTCGATGGAGGATGCGAGTCCAGAAATATCTCCAAGATCGTTTTCACGAGCACGATCGGTTATTAGGATTGAGCTGATTGGGACAACTCGAACATCAGGAAGATTTCCTTTCATTAGTCTTAGCCTCCTTCTTAATTTCTTCAATTCTTTTTATTAAGTCATCAACCATTTTATCAGAATCATATCCGAACTCTCGCAGCTCTTCCTTTAATTTTTCAATAGTCATTCCTTCAGAGTCTTCTAAGTATTTATAGAAGGATTTAAGAAACTGTCCGAGATTCTTCATCACTAGTCTCCTTTCCACTAGTTTCTTTTCCTAAAAGTACTTCATCTCGTATAAATGTATAGAATAGTCGTGCATCTTTTTCTAATTGACAATGTATAAGCCAAATGACGCTATTCTGCATATAAATACTTAATTTTTTTTCCTGTAGAGCAACTCCTAAAATATCGTTACTGAAGAATGAAGTGAGATCATCACTTGAGCCCTTAAACTCAAGAATTGCCTTTTCATTATCGCCGTGTAATAGACTCATTGTTCCTTTCATCACTAATCTCCTAACAACTTCGCTAACGTTTCTGGATCAAGATTTCCAGCGATCTTCATAAGCTTCGCAAGATCAGAAGATCCATTAGTGGAAGCTTTCTTCGAACGCGAAGCAGGCTTTGGCGGAGGAACAACGCGATTCATGCGGACTTGATGAATGCGTTGCTCGACCTCGGCGAGTGAAAGCTCATGGATTGGTGGACTATTCCGGAGGTTGAATAGGTTCATCATTAATCTCCTCTTTAAATACTTGACCTTCTGTGTCTTTAGAGGTTTTGTGTATTATCATTTGTGCTCCAGCTAAAATGAGAAAAGAGTTACCCATAAGCACTCTCTCAGCTTCACCATTTCCATAGAAGACTGCTATTCCAATAGCTTCACAGCCATGTTCTATTATTTTACTTAAGATCCTAGCTATTGCATGTTCTGTTTCGACTAACGTTTCATCATTCATTAAAAGCTCTCCTCTTCATCGAGCTCAAGCTCCCGATCATCTTGGTTGTAAAATTTGTTCATTGCAAGGATAACTTTATCACGAATTGCCTTCGGCATTTCAATGAATCGAAGGAGTAGGAATTGAAGAAGTTTCGAACGCAGTCCATGAGGAACATTCAGGCGCATCCAAGTTACTTGGTCTTCAGTCACATCAATATAATAGCGAAAGCGCTTTCTCGTTCGCTCTTTCTCGATTATTTCTGCCATTTTTAAGTTCCTTCTTCTTAGGGGCGCTTAGCGCCCCTGTTAGAATGATTAGTTAACTAATTACTTCCCCGGCGAGATGAGCTTCTTGATTGAGTTCTGCATTCCGTATTCTTCTTTGTCTTCTTCCCGAAGCACGGCCCAGAACTTCATTCCAGCGAGCTGATCAAAACCATTTCCGTTTTCATCGGGGACTTCAAAGCCACCACTAATTCCAGCGCAGTCTTTAAATCTCTTCAGCTGGAGAAGCTTTGCATTTCGAGTCTTTTCTTCATCGCCCTCAAACGGGAGGTTAATAAAGTGGGAAAAGTCCTTGAAGAATGAAATTTCTTCACACGTCAGCATGAGTTGAATGTAAGGCTTGCCACTGTTCTTAGAAACGCCTTGTTTTGAAGTAACGATAGTAAGAAGTTGTTCCTTGCCGTCGGGGGCAGTTTGCATTTCTTGGGCGTCGTCGGTGTTAAAGTCGATGAATGACATGGTTTGTTCCTTTCGATAGTTTTATTAGTTTATTTATTTATTAATTAAATCAACTCCCTATCCTCTACTGAATATCCTCCTCTCTTTAATAGTTCTTTAATACTCGGCTCGACGAATGTTTTCTGCTCACCTCCTTCTCTTGCAAGACGTGAGCGGGCTTGATAAATCCCGTTCAGGCCAGTCATGAGTGTATATTCAGCGCCCTTTGGAGAAGGACGGGCTTCTGTGAAGAGAACTTCATCGAAGAGCAAAGGAATGTAGCCCTTAAGACGCTTAGTTACCATAAGCCCTGCGTAGATTCGTCCGCTGAGCTCATCCTTCACTTGATCAACGTGAGCTGTGACGATAGTGTGACATGGAAGTCGAGTTATTGCACGAAGTTCATCCAGGATTGTCATTGTGTTGCGATTATAGTGTTGGAGTTCAGGAATACGAGTCTTGTGATTACCCTTTTTCATAGTCCAATTCATTGTTGCATTGACGAACATCGTTAGTGAATCAAGGACGTAAGTCCCAATTGAGTCAAAATAGCCCATGTTGAGTCGCTCGTGCATAGCCTTTCCCCAAGATTCGTAAGCCCACGGCGCACTATCATCTTCTTTTTCGAAGGAAGTGTCAGCGATGATTATGCCTTCGTGGATGGCTTTGCGAACGCTCACTGTTCCACCTGGATCGAAAGAGTCAATGTGAACAGGCGCGGGGCAAGTTTCAGCAAGAACAGTTTTACCAGTTCCACTATTACCAATGATTAGGAAGTTGACTTTCTTCCGTTCTTCATTGTAAGTGGAGCGAATTTGTTCAGCGTATTCAGTTGGAGTTAGCATTAGAATCCTCCTCTTCTTGTATAAAGTCTCTGGTATATAGTTTAAAGCTTTCATTTAATCCTTTTGTATTGTCTTTAAACCATGCAGCCACCTTTATACACTCCACTTCATAAATTGCAAGCTTTTCCATAAGCTTTTCAAGCCTTATTCTAACATCATCATTAATGGATTTCATTAGACTTTCCTCCTATTATTGGTCTTATGGCTTCAGCTCTAATCATGTCGCTAACAATGTGGACTTCTGCCTTTTTGATTATGGCTAAGCAAGCTTCATATTCTCCACTCATGAATCTCAAGGCAGCTCCATCAGGACACTGTAAGAGGAAGACTAGTCCACGAACTCCATGAGCTTTGACTTCCTTAATTGCAGCAGTTAGGAATTCTACTGATCCTTCGACGGAAGTTTCGATCATTTTAAGCTCCTCCTCTTAGTTCTACATAATCAGAGAAAATTTCTATTACTGCTTCCCAAGACTTATCTGATTTAATAATTCTCTCATTCATGTCATCTACTTCTGCTGGTAAGTAACCTTCCTCTAAAATTTCTCGTTCGATTATTCCGGAAAGTTCAGCAACTTTTGGAAGAACCTCTCCGTAGATTGCTCGAGCGACTAAGCCCATATAATTAAAGAGAGTTTTTTCCTCACTAACATCATCGAGATTAACAGTCGGCTTTTCATAGTCTATTATGATTTCATCGAAGCTAGCTATGATTTTCCTTTTCTTTGTATTAGGCATTTTAAGCTCCTTTCTCTTCAATTTTATTACCGACCAAAGTTGCTTTCGCATCTTCTTCAAGCGAACGGGGGTCCCAAAATTCGCGCTTGAAATCGACTGGAGGATTCTCAGCGAACCGGTCGAGTTGCTTAAGAGGATTCGGCCATGCAGTGCAGAAGCGGTGGTAAGAGCACAGGCGGTTCCACTTTGTGCATGAGATTGGACGGAGGGGGAAAGCACTCATTATAGTTGGAGGATGACTGTCTTCCATAGCTATGATTGTATCTTCTAAGATATTTGTTTCCCTACGAAGTTCACTAAACCAATAAAGAATATTGTCGAGCCACTGAGAAGCATCAATGAACGTTCGTCTGCATGGAACACGTTCGAAGCAAGCAGATTTAGACTTATAGAATGCAGTTATGTTCACGATGATTCCGTAGACTTTTTCTGCTGGAGTGTAACAAGTTAGGGCATAATGATAAGCTCCAATCTGAGTGCTAAGAAGGAAGTCGCTAAGCGATGCGTCGCTGATTTGGGACGCAGTCTTATGTTCGAGAGAGAGAAGTAAGCCAGTTTCATTATCCTCTGCGATTGAGTCCATTCGGAAGTGGAGGGAGATTTCTGGATCTTCACAGAGCATGACTGCACCTGCGACTTCAGTGTGAAGAACCGAATAGCGATGAGCATCTTCAGCGTGAAATTGAACATAGTCAGTGAATCCTTCAAGCGCCTTCGCAGCAGTCTTAGGAGCACGTGCTTCATCCGTCTCTCGATCAGGGTAAGTTTCTTCATAATAAGGCATGAAGAAGTGTTCCCAAGCATCATGAGCAGTCTTGAGACAATAATCGTTGGTTCGAAGAATGTGAGCCAAGCCGCGATGCCAAGCTTCTCCGAAGATCAAGTGATGAGAAGTTATGTCCGAAGACCATCCAAGTATGTGACGGTAGAAGTAGAATCGTGGACATAGCATGAAGTCGGTTAGTTTACTTGGGTCGATTATTGAGTGTTCAGGCTGAGTTGGGATGAGATTCATGATTAAAGTCCTCCTTTTTTAAAACATTCTTGCATTCGTCTGGAACTCTCTTGCATAATGTAAGACAGTTTGGCGTTAATCATTCACAGTGGCATTCTTAATTCCATCTTCCAGCGGCGTTCTGAGAACCTTCCAGCCGCTTAATCCTTGAGAATAGTTCGCAACGAAGATGACAAATGCTTTAAGTTCGTAAGATTGAGAGAGATAAGAGTAGACGTTTTTGAGTGTGATTAATTTGTCTGAATCTGATACATTTTGTTCATGAGTATTGACTTCTGTGACGAAGAGCTTACGATTAGCAGCTTTCGTAAGAGTGGCGAAATGAGAAAGAATGCTTATTTCGCTTGACGTTAATGAACTGCGTGAATAAATGTGAATATTAAGATCGCTGTGTTCAAGAATTCCACAAACGATGAGATCATTGAGCCAATTATAGTAGCGCGTTTTGCTAGCGATATAAGTCGTCCCGCTCATGAGAACAATCGCAGTCGGATGAATTTTAAGAACCTCTTCCTGTGACGCTCGGAACCATGCTACGTATTCTTCAGGAGTTAAAGCTCCACATCCTGGGCCGAGCATGGTCCAATCAACGTTCATGACTTCATTACCGATCTGATAACCGAAGGCATAGTTCTTAGTTGCTGTGACTACATCTTTAAGATAGATGAGCCAATCAGAGTTAAACCAAGCGTCATTCGCGCAAGTCGGATTAGTTCCCTTAATATTATAGACTGAGGAGTCTTCTAAACGAATGATGTAATTCAGTCCAGATTCCTTAGCCCAATGAGCTTGTTCAATTAATCGAGGTTGAGCAAGAGGATCATACCAGCGGTCTTTGAAGAATTCTGCAACAGCCCATTTTCCGAGTTGAGCAGCACGAGTGAAGGTTTCGCGAGTAGGATAATTAGCAGCAAGATTTCCGTTTTCATCAGTGTAGACTTCGTAAGTTAAAATGTGAAGGCCGAGATTAGCATGATTAAATGGAATGTTAGTGATTGATGGTTTAGTTGATCCTCCGTGTGAGCAAGCCATGAGAGTGAGAACGATGAGGCAAAGGATGATGGTGAAAGTTTTCATTTAGTATTCTCCTTCTTATTTAACTCTTACGATAAGACCTTCAAACCTTTTAAGACGCTCTTCTAATATAGTGCTTCGATTTGATAAACTTTCAATCCTTCTGTTATAGCTTTCTCCTTTATCAGTCAAAAATAATATTTCACGGTTCTTTTCTTTAAGGAGGTCTGTTATCTTAAGTAGTCTAAGATTAACTCCATTCTTCCAGCCTTCAAGCTTATCAAGTCGATCATCAATAGAGCAAAGGGAGCTATTGATATTTTTTAGCCAGTCTACGTGCCTTTGAAAAGTCTTCTCTATTCGTTTCTCAAGCGTTAGTGTTTCTGCGTTAGTTTCCTCATACTTCACCCACTCCGCAACAAACATCCAAGGTCTAATAATTAGTTCTTCAAAATCCTTGCATGTTTTCCCACCAAACTCGCGGACGATTATATCTCTTTCAGGAATATACCAGACTACATAGTGAACTCCCATAAACTTAGTTGTATACTTCTCTCCACTCTCAACCATTTCACCAAACGCTTCAGCTCCTGTCATCTTCTTCTCCTTCGTTAAGCGTGTTAAAAACATCAATTACTTTAACCAGTTTTCCTCTGCAAAGAGCTTCATAGATTTCCATTTGAATGCCGACTGAATCTTCCCAGCCATTAAGTGGGAGAATCCATAATTCATCACATTTGCTAAGCATGAGAAGATCGAAATTGCTCCAACAGTAAAATCCGACTTCAAACTCTCCCAGTGTTGCAATAGGATGAGTGTAAGCAATGGGTGAGAAGACTGCGTAGCCTTCCTTAAATAATTTAATCGTTGCTTCGAGAGCAAGCGCATAGCGTTTCTTTTGAACGCGCTTGGATTCTTCTTCATCTTCGCTGATGAATGTGTAAGGTGAAGCGAGGTAGATTAGTTTCATCCTTCGTTCTCCTTTTTGTTAAGTTCATCCAGCCCTGGATGTGGCGCTACTGGGGCGAATTTGCAATCGATAAACCGAGTAGCGAACGCTGATGACATGCCCTTTCTATGGCGGTTGTTTTTTAGTAAGTATTTCTCGCCAGGCTTCATCTTCATTCTCCTTCCTTCGAAACAAAGACAAAGTCGCCCACTTCAGCATCGCATTCATAAAGATCGTAAGACTTTCTCAGTTGATCATGCTCGACTAACGCAATCTCACGCAAGTCGAGGAGTGTCGCTTTAAGTGGAACTTCTTTGAATCGAATCTGAAGCCCGCATTTCGAGCATCGCCAAAGTTCGTTCTTGGAAGTGAATTCGTTATTCATCTTGGTTCTCCCAAAGCCCTGGGGCACTAATCTAACTTGGACAAAAAGAAGCCCGCGAAAACCTTAGCCCCGTTCAGCTTTCGCGGGCTGTTAGCAGGAGAAGGAAAGGAGGAAAGCTTCCACCGCGTTAGTTAGGTTGAATGGTTGATGAGTTATGAGGAGGAGGACGAATTACTTCTTCATCGTTTTCCGCATTTTCTCCTGGACCTCAGCCGGAAGTTTCGCAAACATTTCGATGAACTTCTCTTCGTCAGTCTTCTTCTGGCGGCCAGTGGTTTCCGAAGGCTTCCACTCGGTTTCCAAGTAATTCTTAACCTCTTCGGGCGTCTTGCCGAGGGCGAGCATTCTACGACCAACGGAGCCGGCTTGGACCTTGAGAGCCTTGACAGCAACATTAAAGGTTGGTCGCTCTCCGAAGAGTTTGACAAATTCAGTCAGATTCTCACCAACATTCAGATCAGCGACGGCTTTAATTGCTGGGCCAGCATTTTTCTTGTCTGCATCTTTGGGCTGAAAAGTAATTTCCGTTCTTGTTACCATTTTTGGTTCCTCCTGTTTCGGTGAATGATTTATGATATGGTTTCATTATACGTCGGATGATTGTGGATGTCAAGGTTTTTTAATGTTTAAGGAGAGAAAAACATCATTTTTTCTAATGTTCATGATGTTTTTCTTGTGAAATTGTGAAAAACTGCGTTGCTCCTCATTCATCCTCCTTATAGTAGCTTATTATAAGTTTTTCCAAGACTTTCGTTGGACCATATTCTCCATTAGCATTCTCTGCGAGCATTAAAGACTCATCTTCTTCATTCTCATGGGGGAGTCGGGCATAAATTGCAATTTGTCCAGTAGTTAACACTTCACATGAGAAGATCAGTCCAAGTTCATCAGCAAGAGCTTCGACTTCTGGACGAAGGTCGCGAACTTCTACGATCTTCTTTTCTCCGTTTGGACGAAGGTATTGAGTTACTTCTAACATAGCTTTCTCCTTTTAACTCATTAGCATTAAAAAAATACAAAATGCGATCACGGCGAGGAAGTATAGGAAGTCGCGTAAGTCGCTCATTCGCGTTATTCTCCCTCTTCTTCGAAGCCGCCCTCGAAAGCGCGATCAATGAATTCACCTGCGTCTTGGAGATCAATTTTAGAAAGTTCTCTCCCAACATCCTCGATCTGGATTTGACGAAGGACTTTCTCCGTCAGATTACCACCTTTCGAGCGGAGTGAAGGAAGTGCGAATCCTCTTCGTTCAAGGTATTCGATTGCGTCGTCAGTTTTTGCGAAGCGATCATCTTCATTTCGGACAGCATGGTTGAGGAGCACGATTAGGGATTTCTTAACGACGCTGCTGATGCGAGTGATTATTATATTATGCTCGTCGAACCATTTAACAAGATCAGCTATCATTCGGATGTCAAGTTGAGATTGAGCATTAAGTGTTTGAGGGGAATTCTCCTCATTAGTTGTAAGTTCCTCTTTAATTGTCATCCTTTGTTCTCCTTCTCAAACTCTCTTACATAATGTAAGAGAGTTTTTAATAATTAATCATCAGCGGTCGTAGACCGTTAACGAACACTAAGACGCTTGAATAATTCTGTCAACATCATCGGAACGTGTTTGTTCCAACAATCGTTGCAGAGGTCGAGCGGGAGTTTGTTCTCATCCTTCATGAAGAGGTTGAGTCGAATCAATTTACTTTCTACGACAAGCTCTACTGCGTGCATTGATGAGCCTTTGAAGGTAATGTAATTAGCAATAGCTAATTCTCGTACGCATGGGCGAGCCTCAGCGCCACATAAGTCACATTTAGTTACTTCTACTTTCATGATTAATTATTCTCCTTTTCTTTCTTCATCATTTGTTCTTCAAAAACTCGAAGCTCATACCCTCCTTTGCAAGCACCTTCTCTACAACAAAGACAAGGAGCAACAATAAACAGGGACTCAAGATTTATGGCTACTCTACTTGTTACGTTTAATTTTTCTCCGCAGTATTGACAATAAAATTTCATAACATTATCCTTCTTCTGGTTGAATGAAGAGCTTCGTTAATGCACTTGGTGCTAATTGTTCGAAGCATTCATTACAAAGCGTTGCAAACATTCCCCGATCAAGGAAGGAGATTTTTAAACTAACTTCTTCATTAATCGGAGTTTTTCTGAAATGAACATCAGTTAGTTTTTTACAGACTGCGCATAGTTCTCTCATAATTATTCCTCCAAGCCTCCACAATCAATCTCATAGGTTGTTACAGTATTCCTTCGAACAGCCTCTTCCTGAGCAGCCTCCAGGGCTTCATCGTAAGAGCGAAGCTTCGTAGTCTTTGGTTGAATCTTGCAGACAGTTTCAAGGTCTTTTAGATTAATCATGATGCGAAGAGAATAGAATTGACCATGATGAGTGAATTCACCCTTAATGGAGAGTTCTGTTTCGCTGCTCGCTTTAATCTCCCATCGAAGTCCTTTAGTATTGTTAAGCCAGCTTTCCTTGAATTGTTTGTAAATTGGTCTGCAGAAGTGTTCGAGAACTTCTTCAAGATCGAATGAAGCGGTGTAAATGTAAATCCATCCGGTGAAGACGCTTGAATAATCAGCACGGAAATTTTGTGGCTGCGTTGATGCACAGTATTTCGCTAGCGGCGTATTGAAGACGAGGGGGAAAATATCATTAAGCGTTTGCCTCTGCTCCCGCATTCGTTCACGAAGTCGAGAGTGGTCTTTGGAAATTTCTTTTCGTAGTTTTTGAAGACTTGTGTAAGACATTTTTTAACTCCTCTCACTACGTTCGATTCCGAACGCGGCTTGAATTTCATCTATCATCATAGTTTTATCATTCTCTTCGAGGGAGTGGAATAATGCGCTTCCTTCATTGTAGAAATCAGGAGCCAGGTTAGAAGGACTGTATCCGAACATTCGAACGAGATAATGATCAAAATCAGGATGACAAGTAGGATTAAGGACTTTAAAAATCCACTCAAGTTCATTTGCTTGACGAGGAAAAAGCAATGTTAGAGCTGGAACAGAGGAACTTTCATACTCCATCCTCTCTCCAACGCCGAGCCAATTCGCTGCATCAGCGAACGGGCAATAGTTATTTGTGATTCCTCTCCAACTAATCGGAGGCAACCAGCGATACTCGTTCCAGTTCTTGACAAGATTAATGAGAAGATCTCGTGCTCCATAGGCTGAGTATTCTTCAAGAGCGAAGAGTGCAGCGCGGATTATGAGTTCTCGATCTTCGTGAGTCATTCGTTATTCTCCTTTTCGTTCTTCGAACGAGGTTTATTTCACAAAGAGTGTTTTTAATTCGATTATTGGTGACATTATTATTCTTTCTTCGAAGGATTCCTTCCAAACTTTATCTCGGATCGTACTTAGGCTGAAGCGTCCCACAATCTTTGCAGTAGTTATCCTTTCTATCGCCGATGCGCCCGCATTCAACGCACCGCTTGAACTGATCTTTGCCGCATTGCGAGCAATACCACTCAATACTGGATACTTCTTTTCTGCACCTTGAGCACGTTTTCATTTTAGTTCTCCTTCTTATTCTCCGACTAAGCGGAATTTATTATCATGCTCATTCAGCGGAACATAATAAATAAATAACTTCCCGTCCTTAACCTCTGCTTCTTGCTCTTGTTCAAAATCCAGAACGCGGCCGAGATTAAGAGCAAAATCTTCGTTGATTGCTTGAGTAAAATTCTCTTTCCCATCTTCGAGTGTTAGTGTAATAATTGGAAAGCGTTCTACATCCTCTGCTCCAATGTACTCGATTGCGAGAATGATTCGTTGCTTCTCTTCTTTTTTCATCTTCCTACTCCTTCCTTCATTGAAGTTAAAAATCTAATGTATCATAATCCCCACCGCGTGCTTCGGCAAACTTAAGCAAGAGCGGCAAATCTTGAATGGATAGATTAATTGGCTTGATCCAAGCATGAATAGAGTCAAATGGCTCACTTGCATTCCCTAAGCGCATCACGTCAATATCATTCCCATGTTCGTCTGTTTCCACATCCGCTTCATCAATCATTAAACCATCAAGCATTCCACTATCGCACGCTTCATCAAATGCATCCTGCACGTCTGAAGCCCATACTAAGCAAAGAACTCCATACTCATTCCCAATAATCCAGGGGCGAGCACTGTGCGGGTTAAATTCATGGGAGAAAGTAACATCATTAGCTAAAATTCTGTCTTCTGGTAATTCTACTACTTCATCCTTATTAATCTTGATTTTCATCTTCTTATTCTCCTTTCTTCAAATCCTCGAATGAGATCCAGACAGACACGAGTTTTTTCTCTTCCTAAAGAAGTAAAATTTAACGAATAGTGATCTTTCATCTTCCTGCTCCTTTCATTAATTATTTTTCGAGCAATTAAAAATAATTCCTGAACATTAGAGGTTTTTGGAACATTAGGAATGTTAATGTTTCTTTTATACGTTCATTCATCATAATGTAAATATAGAATGATGTCAAGAAAAAAGATCTGTAATGATTTCAAGGTGTTTGGAGAAGATTCTTATGCCTCTATGGAATTATTATTGTACGAACCCCCCCTACCTCTTTATTTTAAGGTAGGCAAGAATTGTGCCAGTTTTTGTGTCGTGAAACGACACGTCTTTGTCTATAGGTTATATATTTTTTTATAACTATTATTATCTTTTATATATTATTTATATATTAATTATATATAATTTATATATATATTTAGATCATTAAAAATATTGGCAATAATAGATAAATATTATTAATATAATGAATATATTCATTATAATGAATATATAGAATAATCGACTATTCTCTTAAAAAATATCTAATAATATCAACCATTTATGATTTCCGAATCCTGAATGGGGTACCCCCCCCTAGTACAATTATAAATCCATAAGACCATAAGAAATTTCTCCTAACAGGTTGAAATTGTTAGAAGAAATCTCTTCGTGACACGGTTCTATAATCTCATTCTCACCAATGTTCTTATTCCCCTAAGTCTTCAATGTCATGGCCACACTTTGGACAATACATATAGTCTTCCTCATATTTCCCGCCTTCATGAACGTTCGTTCCTCCGCAACATGACCAACAAAATTCTTGGCCACATTCTGAGCATTCTCTAATGCTATAAGGATGTTCACAATCATTCGTTGCTTCGTCTTGAAATTTCATGCTAGTTTCTCCTTTTTAATGAATGAATTCGGCGAATGCCGAACTCTATAATTCTCCTCTGCTATCATTATTATCTTAATCTTACTAGTAACATCGAACTCTTCACCAGGAAGCAGATCATTCCAAATAACTCCTAAATATGTCCGCTTCCAGTCTTTATGATAATACTCAGATATTAATTCTTCGGCTTGATTGGTGGATAATTGCTTCATCCTCTTAATCCTCCTATTATTTAAATGAATGAAGGTTCTTCGAACCTTCTTGCATTCTCCCCGAACTCTCTTACATTATGCAAGACAGTTTGAGAATAATCATAATCCTAATCTTCCTGAATCGACACTAGTTCAATTAATGATCTAACTATCCAAATTCATCAACCTATCAACCTGAGCCTTAGGCATCCCGGCCTTAATCATCTTCAACCTGAGCGCCTCGCAATCTTCCTCGATAGTTGTCGGCTTTTTCGGCGTCCGCGTCCGTTTCTCGGGCGTGAAAACACTAGCCATAATCGGCTCACCTAATTTTGCCATCTCGATCATATCCTCAACATTCTCACGTGCAAAGATTTGCGACCTCAGAGTCTTCAACGCATGTTGTGCAAGATAAACCGTGTCCTTGAAACCAAGATTCCATTCCACCGTAATCGAAACTTGACGTTCGTTCACGGTAATTAAATTATCGGTCTCAATCTTGCTTTCCAAGAATGAAAATGTCTGTTCAATCGAGAATGGCTGCAATTCCTGAACATTATCAACATCTGTGAAATTCCATCCCGAACTAGCCTTCTCCAGAACATTCCCTGCGACATCTTGAACTATTCTAACTCGTTCTTTCTTTTCGGCCATAATTCTATCCTCCTTTTCGTTCGAAGAACGAACTAGTGCCGATTAAGAAAGATTAAGATATTCAATTATCAAAGAACTATTATTCGTTATTGTGAATTCTACTAGTTTCTCAAAAGAACCACCAAGAATGATGATTATGATGATTCTTATGTCAAACTAGTCTGAAAAACGAAGAATATCAATTTCTGGGAATCTCTGCACAATCTTACAATCATTTATCATCCCAAAAAGAACACATGCAAATGATGCACTCGTGGAATCTTCACCGTCAAAAACCGGCAAATGCCATTCTTTCTTCAATCTTCCATCTTCGAAAGATTGAATAATTACATCGTCCATGTTCGTCTTTAATGTGTATGTAATTTCCATTGCTAGTTTCCTCCATTCTTTAATTGTTTCTATTCTAATCCCTCGAAAGAACCACCATCAATGATGATGATTCTTACGTCGGACTAGTCTCTCATTCTCTTTAAACTAGAGTTCATTGATTCTAATTCGATGATCCTATTCATCAATGCCATAATTACATGCGATTCTGTATTCCCATCTTTTCCATGAATGAAAACCGTTTCATTATCACAAATTTCAATCTCACCGATCACCGGCAAACAAGATCTTGATCGAAATGATCCATCCGATGTTACGGTATGAAGATGAATTATCATGGCTAGTTCTCCGTCATTCTCTGAATGATATATTCTAAATTCTCCTGAATCTCTTCAGGGTTTGTCACGATCTTTTTCGTGAAATGATTTGTAAATGTTACCTTCGAGCCCGTTGTTGAATGTTTGACCGTGATCGTAAATTTCTCCGTTTTCATTGCTAGTTCTCCTTTGTTAGGGGTGGGCGGCCTTCAGGAGGCCGGGACACTAGCAGAATATGCAACTAGTGGGCCAAGATGGTGCCCAGAGGCACGAATTATGGAATATTCAATGATATCAATAAGATACGCATCATTGAATGACATACCCTCTTGTGAATTCTCTCACGTTCGTAAAAGGAATTTTACCGGTCTATTACCATCTATGATACATGCATCCGATTGATGAATGAAATCAATAGGTTGAAGGGGTAAAGGAATTTATACCGGTGTAAAGGGATTTCTACGCCATCGTCCCTCGATCCATGCATTCTTCCATGCGTGGTGCCTGTGCCTCTCCTGGTCCATCCTCCGTGACCTAATGGCCCTCTCCTGATCTGACCCCTCGCCGATTAGGCCTGGCCTTGGCCTTGGTCTGATCACACATGAATACATATTCATATGAACATCTATTCAATTATTCAATGGATCAAATGAACGCGTGAACATATGAACATCTATTCCATGGAACAAATGAACATCTGTTCATCTGCTCACTCGTACACCTGTACGATGAAAGGGGGGGCCTTAGGGGAGTTGATAAGGTATTGGTAGTACATTGCTAGTCACGAATCGCTTTCACTATCTTGAAATATTATATGCCCCAGGACATCATTCATTATACTCAGGAATAATGATCTTGACAAACGAGCATCATTCGTGTTATAGTGAAGGCATGAATGGAAGGTGTTTGGAAGAGAGTCAGCCGCATTTGTCATTAACAATGAATGAGGAGAATTAGCGATGATTGGGAAGGTTTTAGATGAAGCGAAAGCTTTAATTAATGGGGCGAGACGAGAATCGTATGGGAGTCCGCAGGAGAGCCTCAACCGCGTTGCCGCGTTCTGGAGGAATTATTTATCTGTTATTGATAATGGAGAATATGCTCCGAAAGTTAACATAACTGGTGCTGATGTCGCGCTGATGATGGTTCTTTTTAAAGTTGCTCGTGAATCTAATGAGCATTCTCGTGATAATATTGTGGATATTGCAGGCTACGCAGGATTAGCGGGGGAGTTTGAAGATGAGTAATGGTAAGCTAATTCCTCTGCGCCGTGATCTAAGGCGGAACCCGGATGGCTCACGAACAACGTATGTGAAGGAGATGCAGGCTTGGCATCAGAATGTTCTCGTGATGAAGACGATGGGCTGGACGAATGTTGATATTGCAGCGAAGACTGGGTTTTCGAAAGAGCATATTAGCACGATTGTGAATTCGCCAGTCTTTAAAGCCGCGATGGAGCAATTCATTAAAGCGCATGTGGCTGATACGTTGGATTTGCAGAAAGAGCTCATGCACCTTGTTCCCTCCTCGATTGCGGCAATCAGCGAAACGTTGAGCGATGGTGAGGCGAAGGCTAATGATAAATTGAGAGCCGCATTTAGTGTTCTCGACCGCGTTGGGGCTCCACCGAAGGGTCGGTTTAACGAATTCGGCGCAGGAGCGCCCGGCGATCAGCAGCATCTTCACATTCATCTAAGTGATGCAGAGGCTGATGAACTGAGGCAAAGGGCGAAGATTGCGAGAGTTCCTGAATTCATTAATGGGGAGGTTGAGAATGATGATGACTAGCCTCGTTTGCCCCAGGCAAACGCATAGCCCATTCATTCTTCTCTCCGTTTGCTCCGCAAACGCGTTAGATGCGTCCTCCTCGTTCCCCAGAGGGAACGCAGTAGCCCCTTCGTTCGCAAGCGAACGCTTAGCCAGATTCGATTATGAAGGACGAACTCTCCTGCATGATGTAAGAGAGTTTGTGGGAAGAATAAACCGTGATCATTCCTAACCTTGCTGAGCCAGAATTTCAGAAACTCGCTGAACGGTGCGCGTTCGACACGCGGATGTTCGCACAAGTTTTTATGAAAGACGTTTTTGACTTACCATTCTCCCCTGTCCACGATGAGATTTTCCGCATTTTCGATGATGATGAGATTCAGATGGCTGCAATCGCAGCTCCTCGTGGCTGGGGCAAAACTTCTCTTTGTCGTGCTCTTGAAGCTCGTCACATCTGCTACCAGTCGAAGAACTACATTGTCCCGGTTTCTAAGACTGCAACGCAGGCTGAAGAACAATCGGAGAATCTTAAACACGAGCTCCAATCCAATGCGATGATTAGGAAAATCTTCGGAAGCATTAAGCAGAAAGTCGCTCGTGGGGATCAATTTTCGAAAACTGCTTGGGTCACGGACACTGACATTAAAGTAATGCCTCGCGGCGCAGGTCAGCAAATTCGTGGAACTAATCATCATAGTAAGCGCCCGGACTTAATCCTCTTCGATGACTTTGAAGACAGTGATGAGGTTCAGAATGAAGAGCTAAGACGAAAGAATAAACTCTGGTTCTCCTCTGATGCTCGATTCGCTGTGCAAGATTATCGTAAAGACTGGCGGATTCTCGTCGTCGGGACTGTTCTCCATGAAGACTCCCTCCTCCAGAATCTCCTTGATAGTGAAAACTGGTATTCAATTCGTCTTGAAGCTTGTGATGATAATCTGAATTCGAACTGGCCCGCGGTTGTTACTAATCAACGGATTTTGGAACTCCGTGAGGAGTTCAAGAGAGAAGGCTTACTCGACGTATTTTATCGTGAATATCGCAACATGCCTATTTCAACTGAAGATGCAGTCTTCCGGCCTGAGTATTTTCAAAACTATGATGAGATGATTGAGAAACTTGACGATAATGATCAAGTCGAGAATGTCGTCCTCGTTGATCCTGCGAAGACGGTGAAGATGCACTCTGCCGACAGCGCAATTGTGGGCGTAGGCGTTAAGCATGATGGTCCGGGAATCTATGTGCGGGATATTGAAGCTGGTAAAATGCACCCCGATGAAATCTATGAATGTGCGATTAAGATGGCTCTTCGCCTTGGCTCTCGTGTGATTGGTGTGGAAGTAACCTCGCTGAATGAATTCATAACTTACCCGTTCCAAGATGCTATTAAGCGAAGTGGTCGATTTATTGAACTGGTTGAGCTGAAGGCTCGAGCGCATAAACAAGATCGGATTGCGGCTCTCGCTCCATTCTACCGAAAAGGCTTGGTCTTCCACAATCCTCGCGTAAGTGGAATTCTGGAACAACAACTAATGGCGTTCCCGCGTGCGAAGCGCTGGGACGTAATGGATGCGTTTGCTTACATCGTTGAACTCCTCGACATCGGTGATCGGTTCTTCGCTCCTGCTGAAGATATGTATGAAGAGGAACTCAGCCGTCTTGATCGGGAGGCTGAAAACCTTGGTGATTGGCGTTATGCTCCATAATCTATTAACCTGAAAGAAGAGGAGTAAAATCATGGGAATCTTTAGCATTCTAACTCTCATCCTACCGTTGCTATTCCAAACTATCCGCGCCGTTGAAGAAGCAATCCCAGGCGAGGGCGAGGGAGAGAAGAAGCTGGCTGCCGTCGGAGATGTGATCAGAACGGTTGCTGATGTGATTGGCGTTGCGGGTGATGATAAGATTCAGCTAATTAATGCAATTCCGAGTGTCGTTAGCGGAATTGTTAGTGCGTTGAATAAGGCTGGTGTGTTTAAGGCGAGCTCGGGAATTCCTACTGAATCTCAATATTAAGATCCTGAACTCTCTTGCATGATGTAAGAGAGTCACTCTAAAGGAATCTACTAATGAGCGAATCTCCGTCTGATGAGCAGTTTAAAACTCTACTTAAGCAGATAGATAAACTTGAGAAGAATGTTGAGGAGAGACTTAGTAATATTGGGTCTGCGATAACTGCAGTCGCTGTTCAACAGTCGGAGATTCATCAAATTCAAGAAGAAGTTAAAACCCTATTCGATAAATACGATGGCTTAGCCAAGCCAAATGGCACCATCAGCCGAATCCTTGGTCATCAGGCTCAGTGTCCTGGACCGGTGTTAGCGAAGAATATAAATGGCTTATCAAACGATGTGGATAGACGATCTGGAATATTTAAGTGGGTCATGGGGGGGCTTGGAACTTCAATGCTGGGGCTTGGCGCAATGCTTATAAAAATCATGATTGACTTGAATCATCTGAGCCTCTGCGTAGGAGCGGTAATTAAATGAGACCGATGATTCGACAGAGTCAACTTAATGAAATTGATTCGCGGAAGCCCCGCAAAGTCTTTGAAAGACCTTCAGTCCGAGGATATGAAGAAGTTCCGACAATCGACTTACTCGCTTCTCTCTTGGTTGGCGAAGCCGAAAGTAAATCAATTGAACAGATGAGAATAATTGCTAAGATAGTCTCGAATCGGAATAATAAGGAAGATAAACGCTACGGGAATGACATACGAGAAGTGATGCTTAAATATAAGCAATTCTACGGACTAAGTGACCCACCGGCTCGTGCGAGAATCGCGCAGAATTTCGCTCGTGGCTCAGACGCTCTTCAGAGGGCTCGTCAGGTTGCTTACGAAACAATGACTGGAACCCTTGAAGTTCCTGACTGGGCACTTAATGCCACGCATTTTGATCATAGTCTCACTTCGCATGAGACTCTTAAGCTCCTTGGCGAGATGGATGGGCTAAGGGTTTTTCAGGAAGAATAAATGAAACAATTATTACTGACATTGTTCATGATGCTGGCCCTGTGCTCGGGGGCGTGGGGGGCGGCATTCACCGCAACACAGACTGGCAACTGGTCTGCAGCGGCAACGTGGGGCGGCGGAGGAGTTCCAGGCAATGGGGACACCGCAACGACGAATTATGCCGTAACTGTCGATACAAACACCACCGTAGGCTCCAGCCCTGCCGATCAAACCACGATGGTGCTCACGATCAGTTCCGCTGGGACCGTGACGGTTGCAACCGATATTACCCTAACTGTTCGCGGAAACATCTACAACAACGCTGGAACGTCCGGGAATCCTACGCATGGAATCCTGCTCGGTCCTGGTTCCGTGCTTTCGATGGATAGCTCGGCTGCGACGCCTGACACGACAGCCTATGTCGTAAAACATGGCTTCTATGGTCAGACATATGCTCACGGAACGTCAGGAAACCGGGCTGAAATATCTTCTCTTGCTGGATATGGAACGGCACGTTTCACTGCAGCGGCTGCGGGCCGTAGTCCTGGTTTGGATTTCGACTACGTAGATGTATATAGGTTGGGTGATAACAGTAATAAGGGTATTTTCGCAGGAGTAGGACTCACGAACTATTGTCAAACAATTTCTATCACAAATAGCATGTTTGACTCTTGTGGGACACTGGAATTTGAGGCGAAGTCCACGGCAGGGACCATAACGTTTGCTGATTCCGTTGTTCAGAATACCGTTGAAACCGGAGCATTAACAGTTTGGTTTATCGGTTATGCTGCAAATTCCAACCTGACAATAAATAGAGCCATTTTCAATTCTCGGGTTTATTTCGGGCCTCCCGCTGGGTTTGACGTACAAAATAGTTATTTTGCGGCATAACTCAGCACTGGTTCAACAACCGCTGCGAATAAGCAGTTTTCTGTGCTTCAAAACAATTTCGTTCTATGGCCGTCCTCTGGGGCTGTAGATTTAGACTCAGATATCACTGATATATACATACTCGATGATTCTAATTATAGCAATCCGAGCGTGTTTAACTTAGTTGCAGCCTACGCAGACAATACTGTATCAGGGGTCATTATAGACCCGGCCCATACCGCAGCCGATGCTGCTGGAGATTATCTATTTCCGGAATCCAGCAATGGATATACAAACATCATTGAACAGTGCATCATGCTCCCAAATCCGCTTGGCAAATCTACGGGCAAGATTATTTCGGATGCGTACATGGAAGCAGACACCCTTATAGAGATAAACAGAAACACATACATTAGTCACGATAAGGGCGGTTCGGGCTCGGAAACAGGGGTAGGCGTTGGAGAAGGGGCGAACGCCTATGCTGGAGAGGTGACTAAATTCAAAAATAACCTGGTCTGGACTTATCCAGGGCAGACTGGCGGATTTAAAATGGTTCGCCAAGCACAAGAGGTTCAGGATTTAGTGTCAGCCGCAAACGCGGACTATAATTGGGGATGGAATCTTGGGGCTGGTAGTGAGGGGGCTGGATATGATTGCTTCGATTCATATCAAGCAAATGCGTTTTTTTCTACTGGAACCCCAGACGTTAATGGCGGAAACGGAGATCCTCAATTCGAGGACTATACTCGCAACTGCGCCCGGTTTGATACGGACTATCTATCCAACAGTGAGACTGCATGGGCAGACGCTACTGGCTATGTTGTTGGGAATATAGTTTCAACGGCGAGCGCCAGTTTCTATGGAAACGATACAATTAATTTCAGGTGCGTAGCGGATCATACATCAAATGATGGCGACGCAACGGACGGGCAGCCGGGCGTGGCTGCGAACTGGCGAACGAATTGGGAGCTGGCTACGCTTTACAGGCTGCGGACTGACACAACTCAAATCGCTACGTTGATCACGTGGGTAAAGGCTGGATTCGTACCTCACAATAGCGCTCTTGATGGCACTGGGGACGGAGGCGTGGACATCGGCGCGATGGATTACGAGTCATCAAGTAGCCTAATTAACTTTTTACGTCATTACTACCAATAGGGGAAACACAATGAAAAAACTACTCGCAATTGCAGTCGTCATCCTGGCCCTGTTGGTGGGGAACGCCTGGGCGCTTGGGCCGTATGCCGTTAAAGCTGAGGCGGAGGGTCAGGAAATCACGCTCTTTATCGGGGATTCCACGACTGGGCTTGCCGAAACGGGCGTGACAGATGCAAATATCGACCATCTATATTATCGCCGAGCCGGGACAAACGATAAAGTAGCCATCACGCCGGACACGCTTGCAACCGTTGACGCGGCATGGACTACGGGTGGTTTTATCCACATTGCGAACGGACTATACCGGCTGTGCGTTCCGAATGCGGCACTTGTGGCTGGTTCGCCCAACGTGGCTATTTTCGGTGATGAGACGGATATGGTCGTGTTTCAGGAAATGATTAATATCAGTCCGCCCGCCGGTGCGGTTGCGTCAGTCACTGGTGCTGTTGGTTCAGTAACCGGCGCTGTAGGATCGGTAACGGGTGCGGTTGGTTCCGTCGCCGGAAACGTGGATGGCAGTGTGTCGGGAAACGTAACCGGGACCGTTGGTAAGAGTGCAATGACCTTGGCCTCCGGGGACGTTTCCGGAAATCTTCCTGCTGACGTGATAGCCATTTCAACCAGCACTGTGGCTGCTAACAATCTCGAAACAGCCGGGATCGCTTATTCGGCGACACGGGGGTTCTCCGGGACTGCCCTACCTGGGGCGGTGGCTGATGCAGCTGGTGGACTCTTGCTTTCCGACTTGGGCGGATTCGACATTGATAGCCTAATCACGAATCTACTTGCAACTGAGATTGATAATGATGGCAGCGCGATTTCGATTACTGAATTCTATAGCTTAATGCTCGCGGTCTTCACGGGCGAGACTGATGGAAGTGGAACTTCAACCTTAACATTCTACGGTGTTGATGGAACTACGCCGAGGTTGGTTGTTACTATAAGCCCGGCTGGAAACCGCACGGCGATTGGAACTCGTGATGGGAGCTAATCATGCCTGACGATAAAAATACACCGAAGAAGTTTTGGCCTGATGACTATTGGCCTCAAGGATACTCTCCGGAGGTTGAGTCGGGATCAAGCGCAGCAAAATTTAATGAGAGGAGAACTCCTAATGATTCCATCTTTAGTTTTTGGACCCACAGGCGTTGAAACAATTACTATGACGGCTAGCTCAACGGCGGCTGGAATTACATCGAGCGCGTTGACTAATGTGGCTGGAAAGCCTGCGATTTGGGCTGAAGTAACTGCGATGGATTATCCGATTCTTTATGCTTTCGGAACTGATCCTGTTACTGCAACTTTTGGCCATATCTTAGGTGAGGATCAGACTATGATCCTTAGTTGCCCAGGAGATATTAAGAACTTTAAATTCTGCTCGAAGGTACTTACTTCGAACGCAACTGTCATTATTACACCAAAATTCTGAAACTGTCTTACATGATGTAAGAGAGTTTGTGATAAACGTAAGAGAGTTAATGGAACGAGATGACTGACTACACTGTAGGCATAGGCTGGACTGAGAACGCTGCAATTGCATCCTCGGGCGATCCCACGTTTGATGAGTTCTTCCAGGGTCTTCGTGTGACTAAGACTCCGTCAGACCCTGAGGAAGTCCTCCGTCTCGAAGACCTTGACAACATTCTCTTCATAGGAATTCCCGGCTCTGGAACCTCAATCATCGACACTCCCGATATGACTGGCTTCGGGTGAGGCGGCGGAGAAGGCCAGTTGGCCTTCCTATGGGATGGGGTTGATGCGAGCACTGATCATTTCGGCTTGAACTATGGCGCTCTCTTCATGTACGATGCGGGGACTGGCGGCATTGCAGTTGCTGCTCGCGTCCAACCGTTCGTTAATGCAGCGAATGCTGTTGATTGCGCTGGAGGCTATTGGATCGGAGTCGGGGGCCGCTACGAAGCGGGTGATAAATTCCTTGCTCAGCGCCTCGGCGTTCGTGTTCCAGGTGCGAGTCTTGAAAGCGCAGCTCTCACGGTCGGAGCGTGGCATGAAACTGGTGCAGATAATGATCGCTGGATAGCATTCCGTCGAACAGATGCGTATGCTGGCGCAGCTGCTCCTGTAAAATATGCCTTGCTTTATAACTATGCTGCTGCCACTCCCTTTGGGATGTATTTGTATGAAGTTACACTTGAAACAGCTGATCCGATTACTGTTCAAGAACGCTTTGTAATCTCTGATTGGCGTGCTGATGGTGGAGATTACGCTGGCCTTGCGGGTGGCTATGGCGGCTTCGGCTTTAACACTCTGCCTGCTGTGGGCGAACTGGCTCGCGGCCTCCTCGATTACGCTGGCGAAGTTTATTGGATTGCTCAGAATTCTACTGCTGCCGGAAGCACTCAATTCAAGACTGAAGGTGATACCGCAACGATCTGGACTTCGATGGGAGTTGGAAGCTCCTCTCATGCTGATGCTCCTGATTGGTGCTGGGCTGGATGGACCGGCGCTGATTCTAATGGAATCTGCCTTGGGGGATTTGGAAACACAGTGACGGCTGCAGGGGCTTCACTCGTCATCCATAATCAAAGCGGAACTCAACCTGCTCACGCGATTGCATTTAAGGGAAATGCGCTGTTCTTCGGAGCGACTGACGTGACAGATGGAGGTGGAGGAGCTCTTACTGCTCTGACTGCTGGAGGATTAGCTTACTCTGGTGGAGCTTTCTATGCTTGTGATGGCGCTGCTTGGAATGCGTTTGGATCTGGAATTTGGGTGCGCGACACTTACGGGATTTCGTTTAATGAGGCCACGAAGAATATAGGAGTTGGACAATCCTCGCAAGCTAACTCTAAGATGCGATTAACTTGGGATTATTCAACAAGCGGAGTATCCTCAATCTATGGTGGGTATTTCACTACAGCCACAACTCTAAATAGCGCTGATTGGCATGGTAGCATTGCATTTCTTGGGATTGCGTATGTAAATATTTCCGGTGCTTATGCCACAAGTGGCCGTCACGTTGGAGCCCATGCAAGATGTACCTTGGAAAGTGCAACTGCTGGAAGCACCAACACTGGATACCTTGCAGGATTAGAGATTTTATCCGGCCACAACGCTGGGTCATGCACAACCGCTACGGTCTATGGCGTAAAAATAACACCTTATTGGAAAACCGGAACCGTTACAACCTACTATGGTTGTTTTATCGACGAACCCGAAGATGGGGGTACTTGCTCAAATAAATATGCTTTTTATGCTAAAGAAGCTACCATGCTGAACTACTTCGCCGGCAACGTTGGAATGGGTACTCTTCCTATTGCTGCTGCTGACCTTCGTGTGCTTGGTCCAACGCAGATGGGAGATTCAAATAGTCAATATTATAGAGAAACTCTTTTAGTCCAGGAAAGCTGGACCCAAACAACTGGTGATGACTACATGACCCATTTCAATGCTTCAGTTACTTTTAACGGCGCGAACTCAATGTCCGGAGGCTCTTTGCTTGCAAAACTTTATCCCGGTCTTGCAAGTAATGCGGCTAATGCTGGAGGTTATGCAATTCTCGCCCATGCTACTTGGGACAGAGACACTGGGGTTGGCTATACTCTTGGAGCTATAGCCGGAATCGTGAGTCAATATGGCATAAACAATGGCGGCGATGATATATCAATAAATGTTGCAATGGGCATGTACATTCAGCCACATCATATGCGGAAAAATGGCTCTAGTGGAACTTGTGCCATTACTGTTGATCATTCTATAAGCATCGCTGCACCAATTCACACTGGTGGTACAGCAATCGTTCCGACAACTTATCATGGACTTCATTTGGCTACTTGGGGCATTAAAACTCGTCCAGCAGCTGGAAACTATTTCGGAATTTACCAGGAAGATCCTAGTGCTGAGAACTGGTTCGCTGGTAATGTAGGCTTTGGAACTGGTGGAAGCAATCCGGCTGAGGATGTTCATGCTAAAGATACCGTTCGAGCTGATCAACGATTTAATTGCGCCGGTTTTGATGGGTACAGTGCGGCTGGCGAAACTATTTATACCTTTAGAATTGATGCTCCGGACTTTGATACGCAATTACATATCACCGTTGCTGGTGGCTTGATAACTAATATAACGAAGACCACATAATTAAGTAGGACTCTAACACCATGAAAAAAGTCCGCATTCTCGTAGAAAAAGATGTTCCAGACGGAACTGATATCTTAACTGTAACAGCTTCACCTACAGACAAGATTCTTAATCGGAATGAAGTAACCTTCATGGGCTTCTCAGTCTTCGAGTGGGATGATATTGGCTTCGAAGACAAGCCGCCTGGGTTCCAAATAACTCTGCATCTTGGTCCGAGGGGTTCGAACGAACAAGCTGTCGGCATTAATGAAACGCCTGAATTAATTAAGTTGATTAATCAACTTAAGCAACAACTTGAATCGCATTTCTAAGATGCCAACTAAAATTAAACGAGAACGAATAAAGAGAAGGAGAATTAAATTGCTTATTGACAAATCTACCTTAAACACTGTAATTAATGATCCGATAACTGGAAAAGCGCTCTTTGATGCTCGTGGAACCTGGACTGTCCGTCGAATCCTCTACGACGCAATTAACACAATGACTCAAGAAGACCAAGATCCATCAAAGCGTGATGCTCGATTTAAATTGGGCGAGCTTTCTATGCGGATTGCTAACGCTCCCGATGGCATTACGATTAATTTGGAAGAAGCTTCAACCCTAAAGGAACGAGTCTCAATGGTTTGGTCGCCAGCAATAGTTTTCCAAACTCATGAGATTCTTGAAAAATTAGCCGGATCTGCGAAAGCAGATCCAAAAGAGGAGAAGAAAGAATGAGTGTATTAGGAAAATTAAACAAGGTTCTAAGCTATGAAACTGATATTGAAGAGGTCTACTCGAGCGGTGATATAATCTATCGAGAGCGGGTTACTGGAAATGGTGCGACTATTTACTTTGGTGAAAGTGGAAGTGGCCTGAACTGCACTTGGTGGGGGGCTACATCATCTTATCGAATGCGGTGGATGGAAGCTAGCAATCGCCTTGATATTCATGGGCAGACTAAGTTCCACTTCCACGATACTACTCAAACTTATGGAACTGAGCTGAAGTATGACTACAATGGCACTGATGCTCTTGGTTGGGGATTGGTAAACACTGCTCAGCTGGAAGCAGCTATGACGGCTGGTGGCTTGTACGCTAATGGAGGCGTGGCTCGACTTGCTGCAACCTTCACTATGACCGGTGGTGCTCTGGTTGGTACATATTCTCAGGCCCACAACAATGGGACTATGAATGGTGCTAATGTCTTTATGGATGCGGCTTACTTCTTAATCGAAGACGGCGGAGTATTTACATCCGTGAATCACATTGCGGCTTTGTGGCTTGATAGTCATTTGGACAAAACAGTCACTTCTGGTGCTACCAACTTCCTCCACATCACCAACAACGGCGACACAGTATGGGACAATGCTTTCTACATCTATGCTGGTCATAACATAACTAACCTGTTCACAATTGCTACGGCTGATGGCATGGTTAGTGCTGCAACAACCGCGGATTATACATTCACTAAGACTCGCAAAATTAAGGTCGTTGCTGGAGGCGAGACTGGATATTTAATTATGGACATAGTTTAAGGAGATTTAAAGTGAAACTAAATACATTTGAGCGTATAACTCTGTTAAATATATTACCTATTGAGGGTGATATTACAACAATTAAGATTATCCAAAAACTTCGTGAAGACTTAAGTTTCACTGAGGAAGAGCATGAGGATCTTGATATTAAAGTAGAGCACTCTAAAGAAACTGGAAAAAGTAAAGTCTTCTGGAAAGCTGAGGCTGCGAGTGAGAAGGATGTGAAAATTGGATCAGTTGCTCAAGGCTTAATATCGAGCACTCTAACTGATCTGAATACTGCGAAGAAGCTCACTAGCGACCACTTGTCTTTGTTTGAGAAGTTTTGTGAGAACTTATCATGAGAATCTTATTCGTAAGCCACTATTGCTGCGTTCGGACTGTGAAGGAAGGATTGGCTCTTCTTTCTCTTGGCCATGATGTGATCTTTGTCCAGCAGATGGTTGGGAATCTGGCTTTCCTCCCAATCCTCCCAAGTCTTCGTTTCTATGAGGAACTTGAACAGTTGGGCCGGATCATTAAAGCTGCTAAGGTCGATCTCGTTCACGTCCACAATGGCCCGGATGATCTCGTTCTCATAGCGAAAGAAAACACTGATGCTCCCGTTATCTACGATGCTCATGACTTGGTCAGCGTCTTTAAGCCTGAGAATGCGGAAGCCGCTTTAATAGAAGCTAAAGCAATCGAAGTCTGCGATGGCATGGTTGTTCCAAGCCGCGGATATTTAAATTACGTTCAGAATCATTACTTATTCGATAAACCTATCGAAGTAATCTGCTCATGGTGTAATGAGTGGATGCTCGAGCTCGTGAAGAATCGACCGAAGCTGAGCCGCATTAACGGAATCGCATTCGAAGGAGGCGTAGCTAACTTCGATAAGAATGGAAGGATTGTGAATGAGTGGGAAACTTTCCGAGATTATCGGAAGATTGTTAGTGATCTGAATGATCTTGGAATTCCTATGCACATCTTCACTCCTGATCCGAAGAATGCTCCCTACTATCATCGTGCCGGCGCGGAAGTAGTCTCCGGCCTACTCTTCCGTGATATGCTTTGGAAACTAACTCGCTATGACTGGGGCTTTTGTGGAACTCCTCATCCGCATCAACAATGGGACTGGGCAATGCCGAATAAGTTCTTCGAATACATCTGCGCTGGTCTTCCTGTAATCGTTATGAATGCGGCTGAGTGTGCTGATTTCGTTCGTGAGATGAATGTAGGAATCGTGGTTAAAGATGCTCATGAAATCCGGGAACGTTATGATGAGCATGAAGACTTAAAGAAGAATGTTCTTGAACTTCGTGAGACTCTTCTTATTGAGAATCACATTGGTGAGTTAGATAAACTTTATAAGCGCGTTCTGGAGAAAGCGACAGATGCCTGTTACTCTACGGACCCCGATGGCGGGCTCAGGATTGGGCTCGCTGGACGGAGTTAAATACGATTACGATTATCCAGAAGGTCTTGACCTACGACCGACGAGTGAGCTTCACGGCCAAATCGTAGGCAAGGTAATGGATTACGCTCGTGATTCGCGTTCTCATATGGAGCGGCGCTACGACTCGTGGAATGAGATTGATGAATCGCTTACTGCTTATGTTCCTGTAACGGAGAAAGAGCAGCAAGTCCTCTATAAAGACAAGCGTAAACCAGTCACGGTAATCATTCCTCAATCCTTTGCGACGCTGGAAGTCTTTCTAACTTATTGCATGGCTGCATTCTTCCAAGATCCGATCTTTCGTTTTGAAGGTTTTAGTCCTGAAGACGAGCTTGGTGCAATAATGTTGGAGAAGGTTGTTGAACTTCATTGCATTCGCTCGAAGGTTGCGCTTGCTCTTCATACGATGATTCGGGATGCAACTGCGTACGGACTTGGACCAGTTGCGCCCTTTTGGGACATTAAGCATGGATTCACGCGTAAAGCTGTTAATCTGGAGGAATCAAGCTTCTTCGGCCGCGTTATTAATCAATTCAGTCCGAAGAAACAGAAGGTTCGAGAAGAGACTGTTCTCTTTGAAGGTAATGCACTTAATACGATTGATCCATATAAGTTTCTCCCTGATCCTAATGTCTCGATTCATGAAACGCAGCGCGGAGAATTCCTCGGTTACATTAGCCGTGATTCTCTTTCTAATCTACTTCGAAAAGAACGTGATGATACGACACTCTTTAATATTAAATACTTAAAACATATTGATGGTCGTAGCACTCTTTATGGAGAAGACCAAAGCCATCGGGAAGAAAAGCTCGGTTATCGTTCTTCAGAAAGTTACTCAACAACTAAACCTGTTGATACTGTTGATATGTACATCGACATTGTTCCTAAAGACTGGGAACTTGGAAAAGGGGACTTTCCTGAAAAGTGGTTCTTCTCCGTTGCTGGAGATAATCTCCTGATCGAAGCTCGTCCACTTGGCTTAGATCATGAAATGTATCCAGTTTGCGTTGCTGCTCCAGATTATGATGGTCATAGTTGTAGTCCAATCTCACGGCTTGAAACGATCTTCCCGCTGCAGAAAACTGCGGATTGGCTCATTACTAGTCACATTACTAATGTCCGTAAAGCGATTAATGATATGCTGGTCGTTGATCCGGCTCTCATTAATGTTGAGGATTTGAAAGATCCTAAGCCTGGTAAGATTATCAGACTTCGAAGAAGTGCATGGGGCAGGGGCGTTGGTGATGCGGTTAGTCAGCTTAAGATCATGGATATCACTCAGAATCACATTGCTGATGCTTCTTTCATGATCGACATGCTTGAGCGCGGAGGCGGTGCGGTTCAGAATCTCCAAGGCGTAATGCGGCCAGGAAGTGAACGAAGAAGTGCGACTGAGGCGCAGGGAGTTCAAACAAGTGCAATGAGTCGGATGGAGCACTTTGCTCGAATGATCAGCCTTCAAGCGATGCAAGATATTGCTACTATGTTCGCTTCTCATACTCAGCAATTCATGAGTCAAGAGCTTTATGTAAAAACCACTGGCGACTGGCAATCGACACTTGCGAGTGTTTATGGAAAAAGTGCGAGTCGAATGAAAGTTACCCCCTTCGATCTGCTCATCGCTTACGATGTTATTCCGCGTGATGGGAGTGTTCCAGGAGGAAGTAATACAGAATTTTGGGGGCAAGTCTTTAACACTCTTGCTCAGAATCCTCTTTTAACCCAAACTTTCGACATTGTTCGAATCTTCAAACACATGGCTATTTCTGCTGGAGCAAAGAATGTTAATCAATTCGTTAGAGAAGGCGCGGATATTAATGCTCAAGTCGTCCCTGATGAGGTTGCTTCTCGTCAGGCTGAAGCCGGGAACGTAGTTCCTTTGAGAGGATGAGATGGCTGGAAAGAGGACCAAGCTAAATCTACAGCAAGAAGGGCAGTTTGGGGATTGGTATTCTTCTTATGTTAAGAAAACTGGACTGAACCCAAACCCAGATCATCCGCTGCATTATTATGATTATAGAGGAGCTTGGCTTGGAGGAGCAAAACTTGGGGCAGACTTACATATGCCTTCTAAGTGGAAAGATGATGATCATCCTAATCGCTTTGTCCGTCTTCCAAGTGGTGAGATGCTTGATTCTAAGAATGACCAAATTATTAGAGAACCATCAGAACAGCTACTTAATAATCCACAATCATTGAAACTTAGTGACATGATTAGATTACTTCATTTGGGAGGTAAGAAATAAGTGACCAAAAACCGCGAAGAAGAAATTGAATTTAGTATGAATGACTTACGGGAGCTCCGTGAGAATCGGGCTTTCCGAGCATTCATTGAATCTGTCCAAGAACGGGCTGATGAGTTTGCGAGCGATCTTTGCATTCCTTCGCAGACTTCGACTATAGAACTTATTCGAACTATCCAAGGCAGCGTTAGCGAGGACAAGTGGGTAATCCGTTGGTTCTCGATTGCTGAAAGTCAATTAAAACAAGAGGAGAATGAAAATGCCGAGCGATGAAAGTCTTCCCAAAAACGATCAGACTGAAGATGATCTTCAAAATGAACTCGACGAGTTCGATGGGCCTTTGTCAAATGATGCGGAAGAGCTTGAGCAAGATCCTACTGTTGAACTTGAGAAGGAAAAGGATGAAGGAGAAAGTGCATCCTCCAAGGAAGCTGAGGATCAAGGAACTTCAAAGGAAGATCCGGCTGGTGATAAAGATGACTCCAGCACTGTTAGTGAGCAAGAGACTCACATTGATCCTATTATTGAAGACGTTAGTCTTAAAACAGAAGGGGATGATAGAGTAGCAGAGTATGATGCAGAGCTTCTGGCTGTAAAGGAACAAAATCGAGTCCTGATGGAAAAGGTTAATGAGCTCGCTAATGCGGGTGTTTATCCTGAAGCTGTTAAAGATTTAGAACTTAAACCTTTTGATTTCGATTTCACGGAAGAGGATTTTGCGAAAGCCTTTGAAAGTCCTGAGAATTTTAAGGCCACGATGCAGAAGCTTCTTAATCAGGCTAAGAATGAGGCCGTGAATGAAAGTCGTGAACGAATGCGAATGGAGCTTCCTAAGCTCGCTAATGATGTTTATGCAGTTCAGAATCAAGTTAACACTTTGTTCAAAGACTTTGAAGACCAAAATCCGGATTTGATTCCGGTAAAGCAGTTTGTCGTTTCCCAACTTGCTAAAGTCGAAGCTGAAAATCCCGGAAAATCTCACGCGGAAGTGCTTGAACTGGCTGGACAAAGAACACGGGACTTGCTGAAAATCCAACGACAAGCTCAAGAAGACGCTGCTCATGCGGCGCGGGCGAAGCCTGCATTTGCAACCCAAAGGGGCTCTGCAAATAGAGGCAAACAGAAGAGTGAAGTTACTAAACTCCAACAAGAATTAGATGAACTTTAGGAGAGTCTGATGGCTGCTACAGTTATTTCTTATAGCGGAGGGCTTGCAGGATTGAAGAAGCAAACTCTCTATGGAAAAGATCAAATTGTGACTGTTGTACCTGGCGCGACTGGTGACACAGGATACTCTGTGGCGCTCACTGATCGACTGATTTACGTACCACTTGGCTTGGCCGGTTATGCTTTTACGCTAACACTTCCGAAAGTTGATGAGGCTATTGGTCTGATCTTTTCGGTTTACCTTGGCGCAACTGGAACCGTGACTGTTCAGGATAATGATGAATCAGCTGACTGGGGCGGAGATTATGATCTTGATGCTTCGGCTGATAGCATTACTCTCTACAGTAATGGAATCCGCTGGATTGAACTTGACAATGCGATTGCCTAACGAAAACTCTCTTGCATAATGTAAGAGAGTTTCAACTAAATGTAAGAATGTTTACGATGGAGAAATAAGATGGCAACATACCCTTTTCTTGGAATGCGTGGAACTGGTGACTGGACTGACTCTGATATGAGGCCGAAGAACTGGAGGCAGAAAATCTTCCAGCTCTATCCAAACGGAAAAATGCCTTTGACTGCGATCATGAGTATGATGAGTCAAGAATCAACTAATGATCCTCAATACTATTGGTGGGAGCAAGACTTCCCGGCTCAAGGCGGAGATGTTACGGCGGGAGAAGTCTACACTGATGTTATTCTTAACAGCGCTTATGGAAGTGGCGGCGTAACTGGTGAAACTGTCTATGTGAAGCTGACTGAAGCGGTTGCGAAAGAATTCAGGGCTGGTCATATTGCGATCCTCTTGGATAAGAGTGATTATAGTATGATCGTCCAAGGACTAATCACAACGAGAGTGCTTGCTGGCGCTAGCTCCTATGTGGGCTTCCAACTCCAAGAAGATGATGATAATGGTGTTGGCGATCTAAGTGACGCTGATCGAATTCTCATCATCGGCAATGCGAATGAGGAAGGCGCTGAAATGCCTGACGCGATCGCTTACGATCCCTATAAACTTTATAACTACACCCAAATTTTTCGTACCCCTCTTGAGCTCACTCGAACCGCAAAGAAAACTAATCTGCGAACTGGAGATGCTTATAAGAAGGCGAAACGTGAGGCACTCGAAATCCACGGACTGGAGATGGAGAAGGCTTTCATCTTCGGAGAGCGACGAGAAACGACTGGCTCGGGTGGTAAGCCGATGCGGTTCACTCGTGGGCTTCTGCGTTCGATTTCTACTAATAGTGCAATGGTTACGCCTGGGACTTACGACTTTACTCAGGCTACTGATTACACTGGTAAAACGTGGGAAGAGCGCGGAGAAGACTGGCTCGATGACATAATCGAGGTTAATATGCGCTACGGGGCTACTGAAAAGATGTGTCTCTGTGGCTCAGGCGCGATGAAAGGGATTTCTCGACTGGTGAAGAACGTCGGCCAGTTCTCTTTCACTCCACAGACTACTTCTTACGGAATTAAGGTCGTTGAATGGGTAACTCCCTTCGGCGTGATCTACTTGAAAACTCATCCTCTGATGAGCTTTGAGGCTTCCTTCCGTAACACGATGATCATCTTCGAGCCGAAGAATCTTCAAATGCGGACGCTTGATGACACTTTCTTTAAGAAAGACGCTGGAGAGAAAGAAGGCGGCTTTACTAACCGTGACGGAACGAAGGATGAGTACTTGACAGAAATCGGAATGGAGCAGCATCTTGAAAAAGCTCATATGTTCGTCGCTGGTGTGGGCGAAGATAACGCTCTTTAACCCTAACCCCCTGGAGAGTTAAGATGACTCTTGCAGAAATAAGAGTTAAACTTAGAGACTTAACGGGGCGCTTTGACCTTGTTGACCCGGATGACGACTCGGATAATGGAGCGGATTTTTTAATCCAGAGTGCGATCAGGATGCTTGATCGACTAGTAGATTCTCCAAAATCGAAGGGTCGTTATCTGGTCAACATTACGTCAGGGAGCTATAGTACTTCTTTTCAACACTGTAGAGCTATTCAGGAAGTTTGGTGCCTGAGCTCTACAGAACGTTGGAAGCTTGAGAAGTCTGATATTGGAGAGCTCTATGCTTATTACAGTGACATAACCAGTGAAATTGACACTGGAGAGCCGAAGTATTATGCTCCTGGACTCCTGCGTCCTATTCCTGAATCTTTAACTGGAACTCAGACTGATGCTTTCGTAGGCAGCTTTCTTGATCTGCTTATCGCAAGTAATTACGACTATAATGGAATCGTCTTTGCTCCTCCAGCGGATGATAGTTACACTCTTGATATTCATGGACTTTTTGAGTCGCTTCAACTAACAGCTGATGGTGATCAGAACTATTGGTCCATTGTTCATCCGGATTTGTTAATCCTTGCTACTCAATATCAAATTGAAACGCAGAAATACCGTAACTCTCAGGGCGCTCAAGATTACATGAATTCGATCATTGAGCAGATTCGTTGGATCACCGCTGATAAGATTGAACAGGAACTTGCTGAGACAGATCAAATGGAAGGATGATAAGATGGCTATGATTAGAACCATGAAGGATGTTGAAGAGCGACGAATTAAGCGGATTAAGGACTTCGAAGAGCGTAAGGCTAATCAGACTTTCATTTCTCCTGCTTTTGTCTCAGCTTATGTTAGTAACTTTCAATTAGCCGATTCAGATTTCTTCCGCTATATGTTTCCGATTAGTGGAACCTTGCAGCATGGACTTATCTTTCTCGACTTCGTCGCTGGAATGAAAAAAATTCTAACCATGCGTGCTGGACTTGTGGGCCCTAGTGGGGGAAGTTTTTATGACTTCACTGTGAAAGAAGGATATAATAGAATTAAGCCTTCGATTCCCATTCCTGCGGGGACAAGACTGGCTCTCGGTTTCATTAATGTGCCAGAGAAGATGGAAGTTCGAGGAATCTGGATCGGCTTTACATTTGCCACTCAAGGAGTTCTCACTCTGGATGAAGATGTTGAGGCTCTGGAGATTGACGAAAATGCGTGAATTCTACCTAAAATTCGATGATGGACTTAAGAGTGGATTGAGAAAGACTTCTCGTCACCCACGTGGCTCGGAAGGATTAGTCGAGAGTTATGGCTTTAAGCCAACCGAGAGCGGCTCCTCGGTTGTTGAAGAGGCTAATATTCCTGCAAGCGGAGCTGCAATCGACTGGCCCTTTCCGCAAATGTTTGATACTGTTGAAGGGATGTTCATTGCTGAGGAGTCTACGATTAGCGCTGTTGACTCCACAACGTGGGCATTGACGGAGAAAGTTGGATCTGTCACGGCTGGAAGTGCGTGGAACGTGGCTGATTTTGGAACCTATCAAGTCTGGATGAATGGGAAGAAAACGATTCTTAATGTTGATGGAACTTGGAGTACGTTTGCTGGCGATGAGATTCCTTGTGGGAGAGCGCTTTGTAACTTCCGGGGCCAAGCTATTGCAGGTGGGTTTGAAACTGAGTGGACAGGCGTGGCAGCGAGTGGCAATGGTGTTGGTCTTAATGGAGTTGCGTGGAGTCATATAGGGCATATTAGTTTCAAGCCTCTCTACGCTGTTATTGATGCGGAGGGAACTGAGCGTCTTTGGCGACTTAATGAAGCTGGTTTCGCTCCCATGAGCTGGCCAGGAGAAGTTTATGATATTAAGCTACTCGGAGCAGGAGTAATCATTTATGGGAGCGGCGGGATCAGTGCCTTCGTTCCAGTCATTGGGCCCAAGTATGCAGCAGGATCGTGGAAGCTCATCGACATCATACGTTTGGGAACCGCGAACAGGAGAGCAGTGGGAGGAAACTCCTCTATGCATGTTTTCGTGGCTGAAGATGGGCAGCTTTGGACACTCAGTGCGGATCTCAAACTTGCACGACTTAACTACTCTGAATACCTTGCTGACTTACTTGACGAAGATGTAATTGTTTCCTGGAATGAGAGTGAACAAGAAGCTTGGATCTGTAATAGCACAGGAGGATTCATCTACAATCAATGGGGCTTAGGTGAGCTTCGTCAACTTCCGAGCGATCTTATTTTTACTCAGGGCGGTTTGGTTGCTCCTAATGCCGTTGATCTCGCAGACCAGGGAGTTCTTCTTGTAACTGACATAATTGACATTGGACTTCGCGGCGTCAAACACATTTTCTCTGTTGAAGTTGGAACTGACTCAGCTGAGAATATTGATGTCGCTCTTGACTATCGCTACAACCGGGCTAATTCATTTAATCGAACAGCATGGACGCGGCTTAATAATGAGGGAATCGGTTTTCCAGTTTGTAGTGGAATCGAATTTCGCATTGCAATCCGCGTTAGCGAACCTGGTGAGGGTTCGATTTCGGCATTTGACATAGACTATTTAACCTGCCGCTGGCAGCTCAGCGACAAACGCGATATTCGAGGAACTTATGGCACTGACTCGCTTACTCCCAGAACAAGTAGCAAAGCTCTGGCCGGAGATTAAGCCGATTGTTTTTAAAGCTCTTCCTCCAACAGCTACTGAGACTTATGATGGAATGCTTAGCATTCTCAATAGTTTCATTACTGGCCTCCTTCATTGTTGGATTATTACTAATGATGAAGATAATACGATTACTGGGATTCTTACGACTTGCGTTATTCCTGAACCGATTACTAATCAGAGGAGCTTACTCATTTACACAATTTCATCGGTGGGTGACGGGAAGCTTGGAACGCTTGTGAAGGAATTTAAACGGTTGTTAGAGTTTGCAAAAGCTGTTGGTTGTGTGAAGGTAATGGCTTATACAGCTAATCCAAAGATGATAAGTTTCGCAAAACATCTTGGATGGGATACAAGTTTCATCCTCGCAACATATTCGATTTATTAGGAGAAAAGCGATGGGCGGCGGAGGAGGAGCTACAGGGAAGATAGGGTTTCCGGAGTATTTGGAGAATTATAATTCAAGCATGATTCGTAGTATTACTACTGGCGATGCGGATTATTGGGACTCTGGCTATGATTTATATACTGCGTTCGGCGCTGCGTGGGGAGGAAGTCCTTATGGCAGCGGCCCTGGTTATGATCCTACGAATATAGTTGCTTCAATAGATACGATTGCTTACACGGGAGCGAATTCAGGAACTAACATTCATTTTGCAACTAACTTCGGATGGTTAATTAATTGTGATTGGACTACTAACACAGCTTCATCAACATCTTTCACTGATGCAACGAAATTAATTAGTCCTGCTACTGATTGGACTGCTTCATTCGCTGTGATTGAAGGATTGTTTTCTGCTTGGAATTATAATTTCGCTAGTCCTCCGGTTGCAGGATCGGTTCCTGAAGAGTCTTTCACTGATGGTCTTCCAAGTGACATTAGTCTTGAATCTCTTAGCGCGATTGGAGATATTACGGTTAGTGATGTTTCTCTTGAAGCAGTTACAGCGCCTGAAGATGTTGCTGTTTCAACCGTGACTCTTGATTCTCTCAGTGATGAGATTAATGCAGCTGCAAGTAATTACGAGGAATTCCTTGAACAGACTGAGAGCGATGATGCTCTTGCTCGATTCCGTGCTGGAATGCGGGATAATAATCTCGTGGTCAGTTCCGCGTTTGTTCTTGGTCAAGCCTTAATCGAAGACACTCGAACGCATTCAATCCTGCGTTTTCATTCTGATATGTCTTTGAAAGCTATCCTTGAAGAACGTAAGTTGAGCTATGAGAATGATAATCGAAAGCGGGAACTTGAACTCCAAGAGGATCTTGATAAGAGGAAGCTTATAACTGAAATCTCTATGGACGCAAGACGACTGACTCTTGAAGAAGACGTTGATAAGAGGAAGCTTACATTCCAAGAAGACATTGATAAACGCGGTAAGACTGTTGAATCTGAGATGGACGCAAGACGGCTTGCACTTCAAGAAGATATTAATAAGAGAGAAATTCTTGCTCGGCTTTATGGAGAATATGCAATAGCGCAGAACAAGATTAATCTCGGTGTGTTTCATGAACAGATGATGCTTTATGGCCTAATGGTTGGTCATGCGCTTCAAGCTATCTCTGGCCATTCTGGTTATAAGATGCAAGCGCTTCTTGAAACTGGAAAGATTGCCTTGGAATACGCGAGGGTTGGAATTTCGAAAGTAATGCACAGCACTGATGCTCAGATTGAGGCTAAGAGAGTTGAATTCGTGATGGAGAAAGAATACGAGACTGATAGTCTTGAATATGAAGTAAAAGACGTTCTCTGGAATCTTAATCTCTTTCAGCCACTCGCCAATATGCTCGCATCTCCAAGTGGTGGGACTGCTCTCCTTGGCGAATCAGGACCAAGTACGGCTGCAAGTGCAATAGGTGGTGGGTTAGCCGGTGCAGGAGTTGGTGCGTCGGTTGGAGCACAGTGGGGAAGTGCCTCTGGTAATCCTTACGGCGCTGCAATTGGTGCTGGTCTTGGTGCGGTGTTAGGTGCAGCGGGTGGACTGGCTTCACGTTAACGATGCAAGTACTCTCTTGCACAATGTAAGAGAGTTTGAGGGAGAGAAAAGACTATGCCTAATCAGGGTTTACTTTCGAAGTTTATGAAAATGTTTGGAGGATACACCGGAGCTGGTACTACAGCTGGCGGGCCA